GTTCCTCTAATTTCTTGTCCACTTGCATCTTTATTAGCTTTATCTGCGGTTCCCAATAAATTTGCCACTGTAAGGGTTTGAGTAGAAGGGTTATAAGTAAAATTTGTATTAATTACTGGTTTACCATTTACACCATCATAAGCAAACCAAACTGGTCTTGCAGTATTTCCAGTGACAGTTTCAATACCACTATAATTAAAACCGCTAGCACCAGTTATATTTAAATTAGTCGTATTAATAGTAGCAAAAGTTTTTGTTCCACCAAAAGTCTGAGTATCAGTAGTAACAATACCAGCTTTAGTTGCACTTGCTATTGGCAGTGAAAGTTTTAAAGAGGTATCGCCCGAGCCTCTAGTAGCTATTAATTGTTTACCATCGGTTGAATAAGCTAATGACTTAATATAAGTATTAACGATATTCTGACTGTTAACATCAAAAGTAGCTTTATTTGCTAAATATACTTGACCGCCATCCACTGAAGAAATTGCACTACTTGGTTCAGTAGTCTCCTTAGTAGATGAGTTATAATAAGTAATATTCCAAGAAGGACTATCACCATCAATATTTGTGTTAGAAAGCTCAGTAATTGATACACGACCATATTGTCCGATAGATTGGTAAGCGTACATTGTCCAAGTCATTCCACTTATAACAACACGAATAGTTCCTACTGATAAACCAGAACTTCTAACTAACCAATCACAAGCCCAATTTGCAATACTAGTATTATTACTTCTCATTTCAAAATTTAAAATACCAGCTGCTTTTTGGTTATAACCATTTCTAATATAATATAAAATATTGGCATTACCCCAACCAGACATTGTACAAGTAGCTACTTTATACCAACCACTTGTATTCGCAGTATTTGAGCCAACTGTAGCGCTAGGTTTAGCTCTTAATTTTAAGGTTTTATATCCTGGAAAAGTCTGATTTCCAGAAGTAACTAAACCTGCTTGTGTATCAGTTACACCATTTAATGTTAAATTATATTTTGAACCACTAGGAGCTGAAAAAGTAAAAGTTTGAGTATTCGCGTTTCCTGCTAAAGTGGCAGTTCTTAAATACCCTAAAATAGGATTACCATTAGTATCTAAATTAGCTTTATTAGCATAATTTGCTATATCCGCATTTGCGGTCATTTTTACTCTAGTTTGAGCTCCACCTATAGGAGCATCCATATAAATAGCACCGGTATATGAAGGTTTTTCAGCGGTGCCGACATTTTTATAGGCAAAATATACTTGACCTTTAGATTTATCCGCAGGTAGTTTTGCTTCATCGCCTCTTAAAAATTTAAGGGAAGTAGCTAATTCATTATCTGCCATGTCTAACCTCCTTTTTCTCATTTCCATTTAAGTTTTTTATATCTCTATGAAAATATAAAAATATCTAATTTCAATTTAATTATTTTTGTCCAAAAAAAAAAGAGAGGGCAACCCGCAGGTCACCCTCTCTATATGAGTTAAAAGTGGTCTTCCCAATGTAAATCATATTCAGAAATTTTCTTAATTTCTGCAAATAACTGGTCTTTAAAACTAGCTAAATAATCATTGGAATTATCTATATCAGTTTTTGGTGCAATACCATGCAATACTTCACTTTTTGAAGGAAGAGTGCTAATATTATAGCGTAAATAAGTTCCTGATTCATCTATATCATAAAACCGCACGGAATATTGTACATCACCTGCGGTTTTGGTAGCTTCGCCATCTATACACCAAGGGAAAAGCATCATATTTTCATCAGCATAAGTTTCAACATCATAGAAAGGAACCGCATAAATGCGGCCCTCTCCTTTAGCATTGATATATTGAACTATACAAGTCATATTAGCCAAATCAATATTATCATAATATCTTGCGATTTTAAAATAAATTGTCTCAGCCTTATGGTCTAATTCTACGCTTAAATATTTAGGAGCATCAATCTTACGCGTGTTCAAATCTATCTCAAAGATTTTTTCATCACTAGGAAGTAATAACGCAAGAGTTGGTTTATTTTCATCCTGAATTCTGTAAAGTAAGTCATAGTATTCTTGTGGAGTTGTAATCACTTTTAATGACCTCCTTTACTTAATTAATCATTCACCATCTGCCGCAGCATCACGAAGGATATCAAAGAATCTAGAACAACGAACTGCTTTAGTTCCATTATATACATTAGTTACTTGACAGAAGATAGTTAAGCCAGCCCAAGTGTCAGAATCCGCAGCCGCAGGAATTGTATAATCCTCAAGTTTAATCTTAGCTTTAGTAGCTCCAACAATCTCAAGGTCTTTGTCAAATAGATATTCTTGCTTCTCTGCTTTTTCTCTATCCTCTTGGAGTTTATTGATATTACTATATCTATAAATAAACCATTGATATTCAAAGGTATCATCATCTGTTCTTCCTGCTTCACCAGCTTCTACTGGAATACTTCCTTCAATAGAGAAACCAATTCTTTTAGCCAAGCTTACTGGCTTAGAAAGGTCACTAGTTTCTTTAATAGCAGGAATTGAAGCAGTATGTGTAACACGACATACTTTAGATTCTGTAGAAGTAGTTTCTTTATTAAGTGTGTTAGTTACAATAGCTTTATAATAACCATCACCCTCATGCACTCCGCCTACAACAGCATCATAACCCATTACAGTATAACTGTTTCCAATTCCACCAGGTGTAATCTTTGTCCATTCAGTTTCATCATCTGGTTTAGCAGTAATAGGTTTCTTATACCATTGATAAGTAACATCATTAGGTTTCTTGTCTACAGTATCTTGAGTAGTAGCTTTAACACTCAGAATTACACTACCTGGAACGTCAGAATCTTTTTCTTGTGCAGGAATAATAGCACTAAGTTTGTCTTTAAAACTTTCTTCAACAGATACTTCAGATGGTCTCTTAATATAAACCATTGTACTATCTGCGGTTTTTCTACTTTGTTTAACACGGTTTGTAGAAGTAACAATATATTTACCAACAGAATTCATAGTACCTTGAGATACTTTCTCATAAATAATTGTTTCTTCATCTTCCGGAGGAATTGCGCCTTTATATAAAGTATATACAGGTGTTGCGCCACCAGAAATAGTAGAAGCTATATAATAAAGTTTATTAGGATTACGTTCTTTATCTGTAGATACTACATGAATAGTTTCATAAGGCATTACATCCTGACCATTAGAATCTAATCCTTGCATTCTTTCATTGGTATCAATATTATATTTCTTCCATGTATAAGTAATCGCGCCACCATCTGTAGAAACGGCTTCAACTGAATCTTCGCGGATTCCAGTTTTCTTATCAAGGAATGCTTCTTTAACATTGTTACCTTTTTCATCAACAAATGAATTTCCCTCGAGGTCTTTAACAAATAAAGGCTCTGCGGCAGGTGTTCCGCCCGTAATCCCAGTAGAATTAACAAATCTATTGTTGATTAAATTTGTTGCATCATCAATTCTTTCTTTTCCATCTTTGATAATTCCCGGAAGGTCAAAATTAAGAGAAGGTTTAATCTCAGCTGTACATGTTAATGTAGATAAACTGTAAGTAAGTTTTTCTTCTTCTCTATCATATTTATAAAAACGAACAGAAAATTGAATCTTTCCATCAGTAGTAGTGGCTTTAGAACTAATAGGCCAACCAAAAATAATATAACCTGGCTGACTTTCAATGTCTTTAACCCAAATTGGAGATACCTTTTCTACTGGATTTCCTTCTTCATCAAGCTCAGAGGAACGCCACTGAACATAAATATCCATCATATCAAGGTCAGTTGCATCAAAAAATCTATCAATCTTAAAGTAGATTGTTTCTGCGGCTTCGTCACCTTGAACACTAATACCATTATCTTTAAAAGATTTAGGAACTGTAATAGTTCTTGTATTAGCATCAATTACAAAAGGCTCTTCATCTAATGGAAGAATGGTATATTTACGATTAATATGATTTAAGTCTTCAATATATGAAAAATACTCATCCAAACTGGTAATCTGTTCAGCAGCATCATAATAATATGTCTGACCAGGAGTAAAAGTAAGACTATTATCAATCTCATAGACACCTTCACTCTTTTGGATGTAATATGTTTTTGGAACATAGTCATCCGCAGTTAACTCAATTACAACATAATTTGTTTTTAAAATTGGTGTTTTATCTTGAGTATTTGGGTCAGAGATTAACTGATAGCTGGTATTATACTTTTTAAGGTCTTCTGATGCTTGTCTAAAAAGGTCACCATACTCTTTAGTCTGTTTTGTAATCATCTAAATGCCCAATCCTTTCTATATTATTGCGGCTTCCAGTCGGCGCAAAGCACAACCAGAAACCGCTTGTATTTTCTTTCAAAATAATTTGAAAGATAAATTATTGCTTATAATTATTTTTGTCCAGATGGAACTTCTTTCCACTCGTCTACTTCATCTTCTGGAATAGTTGTAGAATTAACAAAGTTCTTACCATCTTTAGTAAGAACTTTGTCATTATCTGCTATAAGACGATAACGAGTAGTATAGAATATATCTTCCAGATGGACTGGGGACTCAATAGTTCCATTAGTCCCCAGATATACATATAATTTAACTTTAGTCATGTTAAACCTCCGTTATCATGCATTTAAGTAGCTAATTTTTACATTATCTTGTAAGAAACCTGCTCCTCCATAGGAATTAGTATCCAGGAATTCTTTAACTGCGCTAGAAATTTCGCCATTTGAATAAACAAACATCGTTTTGGCTTTACCATTGCTATTTTGAGCCATGCATTGATATCCGAGAGACTCTAATTGAGTTCCATCACCAGGGCCGCCAATAGTAATAGAATTAATAGTGCTAAACAGGTAAGCAAGACCATATTGCTCAATCCTACTTACTGTGCCAGGAATATATAATTCATAAGAAGAAGTTGAACTATTAGAGAATGCTTGGTTTAATGCACTATCTCCAATAGTTTGTAATCCTTTATTCAGTCTAAAGAATTCTAGTGAACTTGTAAGTTGGAAACTAAGAGCACCCAATTCAGTAACTGAATTTGGATATTGGAAATATTTTAATTTACTACAATTCTGGAAACAAGAAGGCGCGATAGACTTAACTTGCGGTGTTCCTTTAAAGAACACATAAGTAATATCTGTATGATTTGTAGAACCACCAAATCCGCTAATCTGGATAATTGGTTTACTATTATATTCTACTGGTAAAGTAATTTTACCACCAAAACCAGAATTACAATATTGAGATTTAAGTTCAAGTCTGTAACCAGAAGTTCCATCAATCTCAACATCAACATAATTAAAATATTTATCATCAGTAGTTTTATCATAAACACTTTCTTCAACAAATGCTGCATAAAAGCTTGTATTTGAAGTAGCAACTATTTTAGAAAAATCTACTACACTAACAGCATTTTCAGCTGCATAAACATTCTTACCATTTACTTTTCTAGTAAATCCAATAAATCTATAACGTTGTTCCTTAGCCAAATTAGCTTCATCGCTACGAGCAACGTTTACTCCTGGGTCATGTAAAATACTACCATGTACTGCCTTGTAAGAAATTGGTGTTTTAGTTACAATAGTGTTACCGCCACTACCAGTAGTATAAACATCCTTTGTAATCTCAGTATAACTTCCATCAGCTTCAACTACGTAGAAAGAAATATTCCAATAGTGATCCTCAAATACGGCATAATAAGTATAGTCATATTGATTCTTTTCTAGTTTCATATCTTTCCACAAGTGAGTTGCAGGAACACCAAGACCAGTAGCAACATCATCATAGGTCTCTACTAAACCACTTCTATCATTTGTTGTAGACCATCCTAAGAAGTCTTTGGTAGGTCTTAAAGCATTAATTCTACTAGAACTAAATGCTGTTTCAGTTCTTTCGAGAGGGTTAGTAAAGAATTTACTAGAGTTCTGTTTACTAATTTTATCAGTTCCAATTAATGTTTCAACGCCATTTTCAAGAATAACGAATCTAGCCGCATATCCTTTGTCAACTTTGTTGAAGAAGAAAGTTAATCCAGGGAATTTACTTGCTAAAGTATCTTGAATTCTTCCTTCGTCAATGGCTGTTTCATTATTAATATAAACATAACCTGTAATATTAGGTACTTCATTATCAGCTTCTGCGGTACTATTGTAATGAACATTGCTTACCAGTTCCTCAAGAAGAGCTGTATCAGTAATATTAGTTACACCACTAGATTCATCTAAGGTAATACCTTTTACTGCAGTTGGAGTATATTCATAAATCATTCCATTATTAATTAATTGAGACCAACCAGAAAATCCAACTTTGCTATAGTCATCTTGTGTAAATGCGGTTAAACCAAAGTGACCATCATCTTTAAAATAACTTGCGGAATTGCTGAATCCTAAATCTGGGTCTGTAACCTTAACATATGGACTCCATTGAACATCAGTCAGATTAATTCTACGAGTTGCATTAGCATCTGTATTATTTGCGGCTTCAGTATAAAGCTTCAATAACTTGTAGCTATTATATCCTAAATTACCACCTTGAATATCAAAAGTAATAAGCTTAGTTTGTTTCTTACCATTAGTTAAACCATCAATAAATAAACCAGGTTTAGCCGTAAGTGTATTATCTTGTTCATTTCTAGTAATTGGAGCTTTTTCATCTGTTACTAATTCAGTAAGCAGTCTAGCTTCAACAAGTTTTAAGTTCACTGTAGAGTCAGATAAATACAATGTATTTAAAGCAACGCCATCAGCAAAAGTAACTTGAGTGATATTTGAACCAATATCACGGAAGTTTTCAAGTTTTTCACAACTTGAGAAATCAAATGTAGGAGTTTGGTTTTTAAAAGTAATATTACTTAAATTAACCTCTCTCAATAATGGCATACCACCAGTAAGAGTACCTGCGGCTGCTGGAATTGTCCAGTCATTTACACCACTATTTTTATATTGATTTCCTTCTTCATCAGTTCCATCATATCCAAGAAGTAAATCTACCATCTTAGAAGCTTTACCAGAAAGTTCAAACTCTTGGAAATATAGTCTACTTAAATCTCCAAGTGATTTCATTTGGTCAAGTCCATAAATGTAATACAACTGTTCACGATAGTTACCACTCTCGCGCACACCTTTCTCTAGGTCTGAAGTCTCAAAACGTACCGGAGTACCAGAGTATTTCAGTGATGGGAAGTTCGCCGCATCAGTACCAACAGTTACATACATATTACGAACAGGTGTCATTGTAATCCAATATTCACCATCGAATAAATGAGTCTTAGTTTTTCCATCTTCTTTATAATAAGGTGTATTGATAACAAGACCAGTAGCACCATTAGTAGAAGTACCCTCAATCCATTTATCTGATGTATTCTGCGCATTGTTCGCAGAAACACGAGAACGAATTCTATTTGCGCCACCACGCTTATAGTTTCCTACAGCTAGCCATGAATCAATATAATTCAAGCGGTTCGTTAAGAATTGGTTATTAGATAACTTTCTATCACCCTGCAAAGCATAGAAATAAGTGTTACTTGTATCCTGAGTTATTTCACCATTCTGATATGGATAACCTACTTTACTATTGGTAATAGAGATATATTTATATTGTTCATCAAGATTAAGTGCAAGTAAAGGTCTAATACCTTTTACTGAATAGCTCTTAATATATTTAGGGTCACATGTATACCAACTTTGAATAGTGTCTACATTAACAAAAGGAGGATTTGAAAGTTTTCCGCCAAAATATTCACTAGGAACTCCTGTTAATTGCTCATATTTATCTGTAATTAAGTTCTTAAATAAAGCATATAAGTTATTCCAAAGAACACTATCATTAGTAGAAAACGTTCCATCTTCGGTAGCATCAATATTATATTCAAAAGAAGGAATACCAGTATTATTAATACCTAATTGTGTATCCATATCATAGAAAATAGGATACCAGATATAATCTCCTTTTTCTTTCTGAGGTCCCCATGAAGCAAACATTGCATTTTTTCCACGAGAGTCATAACATTCAAGTACCTCTGTAATTACGAAATATGTTACTAAATATTCAATATTAAAGTGGTCCTCAACTTCATTTTTGAACTTAGCTAAACGATATTCTTGTGTATCATATTCATAAGTTGTTGTTCCATAAGTTACTGGTTTTGTAAGTCTCCAGAACTCATCAATTTTACTTGTGTCTTGAACTAATTCATAATATACTTCACTAGCATCATATTCACCTTCAGCAAGAACGTAATTATCATTCTCCAAGGTATAATATTTGTTAGCTACATATACTTTGCTAGCTTCATTTGTTACTGTAACTCCATAGTATTCTTTATCACTATTCAATAAGTAATAAGAAATGCCATCTTTGTATTCAGCAGCAAATTTGTATCCGCCATCTTCATTTTCAATATAGAATTTATTTGGCGTAAATACATATTCATATAATTCAATTTCATTATATGAACCAAGAGTAGGAACAGCTTTTCCATCAATTACAGCATCAGTCGCGGTTGACCATACCCAAGCCACTGCTTTTTCCCAATTACTATATAAGTCAAGTAATTTTTCACGTCCAGAAGCAATATCAGTAATTTTATCTGCGCCGAACTGTTTCTGTAATTTCTTTACAGTATTAGGATTCTCGAAAGAAGTATTCATACTATAAAGCATATCAATATAATCATCATTAGCATTATATCTATATTCAAAGTAATCCGCAACAATAGGTGCACCTTTAGCTGTAAATTCATTAGTCTGACCTACTGGAGCTCTAAAGGAAAGTTCCTTACGATTCCATGGGTCTCTAAATGAACAGAATCCACGAGAGTTATTCTCAAATTCCCAACATTCGGCGATATCAGCTACTGCTGGATTGCCATCAATAAATGCTTGTTTATAGCTACTTCCAAGTTTAAATCCATATGCTTCAGCAGAACCTTTATCAAGTAGCATATTATAACGTCCAATAAATAATGGTTCTTGCTTATTTTCTTTTCCAGTCTTTGTCTGCCAGAATGCTAAAGTAGGAAATCCTTGAACAGAAGTTCTGTAATCACCTAAATTACCTACAGTTGTAGGAGACATTGAACCTGGGGTATATACATACCATTTATTAATATAACCTTTAAGGTCATCATAAGTTCCATTTTCACTATTAGTGCTAATATTAGTCTTAATAGCTTCAACATCATCAGGAGAATCTGGCAATGTCTTTTTAGCTCCGCCAAGAATTTTAGTTTGTCCTTGTTCCTTAGCTAATTGCCATGGTCCTTTTGCAAAATCCGCGGCATTTGTACAAGAAATATCACCAATTACATTGTCATAATTTGCACCAAGTAATTGTTTATCTTTCTCAGCATTACCTGTAGAAGCGCATTTCCAGTTACCCTTATGGTTTCTATACCAGCATAATCCATCAGCAGGATAAGAGGTAATAAGTTCTTCTTTACCAGTTGTGCCACTCACAAAAGCATTTGCACTATTGTAATCTCTTAATGGATGGTGTGAATAAGCTGTGTTAACTAAATTCGCAAGACCCATATTATAAGTACCAGAAGATTCCATGTAATCTACTTTTAAAGTAAATTTATTAGTTCCAACGGTATCATTGTCATAGTAGAAGAATTTCTGAGATTTAGCCTGTCCTGCATCATACTTTTCTTTAAAAGGTCCTTTATGGCACTTCATTGTATAAACTGTATCAGTTATTACATCGCCAAATTCATCAGTAGAAGTACTACCATTTTCATCTACTTTATCAACATTAACTTTTGTTTTTGCTTTGTAATTGCGGCGTGGATAGAATTCAGAAGATGTACCCTGAACACTAAGTGTAGCTCCATCAGAAATCCAAGAAGGACAATGATGTAAGTAGTAATCTTCAATTTCCATTCCTGCGGCTTTAGCTTCAGCGGCCAAATCACCGTTGTCATAAGCTCTATCAAGCCCAGTGTTAACAAACTCAACTCCCGCAGTTACAGGTGTATCTTTTCTCCATGGCAGTTTACCACCAGTAGAGTTGTCAGTATCATCAGTAGTAAAGATGATATAAGGCATGATATAACCATCTGGATGGTTTTTATTATATTCAATCATCTTATTATAAGAGAATTGATAATCTTCACCAATAGATTCATTAGCAACATAAAGTTCTGCTAAATCCCATGCGGTTGTATCTGTATCATCATATGCAATATTTTTAAGAACTTCATTGAGTCCTAAAGCACGATTATAAACTCTAAATTTATAAAGGTCAACATCGCATCCACCAGAACTAATAATAAAGTTTGGCGCATTAATTGCCCAACTACCTGCGGATTGTGAACGAGCAACGCTTGTTAACATACCATTCAGATAGAACTTCATTAATTTGTTATTTCCAAGGTTATTTGTACCAGTACCATTATCATAAACGATAGTTAAATTAATAATTTTATCTTCTACGTAATCTACTGTTACAGCATTTGTTCCATTAGAGAAATAACCATCTTGCGGTCCGAGGCAGATAGCTGCTTCAGTCTGCGGGCTAGATTCATTCGCGATATATTTAACCATTGCAGAAGCAAGGTCATATGCACGATATAAATAACTAAATTCCAAATCTTCATAAGTAGGAATTGTTTTATTTTTTTCTCTTAACTCTGGAAGACGTTTTGTCAGATAAGCATCGTAACTAGCAAGCCCTGTAGCTTTTTGAGCCAAAAACTCCGCAAACACTTCTTCATCTGACCAACTTCTATCAATATCAGGACTAGATAATTTATCTGGGTCACTGATTACTTGATAACGAGTATAGTTAGTAATAAGTTTATCATAAGATTGAACATTACGAATTTTCATTCTCATTTCAATAGTATGAGAAGGTACATTACCCGCAAATGACATAGCTCCTATTGGTAAGGAAACACTTGCGCCATTACTAATTCTCAGACAAGTTACATTATTTTCATCCATTACCCAACCGTTATTATACCAGTTAAATCCTGTTAATGTAGCATAAGCATCACCAACTTTTAACTGTGAACGTCTTTGAGCAACTTCTGAATTAGAACGTCCTCTTGAATCAAAATCAACAATAAGAGAACTTCTTGCAACATCCATTTTTCTTGGGTCTTCTAATACCTCAAATTCTGGTACAGTTTCCCAAGTTTCATATTTATCTTCACCTACACGAACCTGATATACAGTTGTTTGACCAGCTGCTAATTTAGTCAAAGTCCAATATAAATAGTTAGAAGCATCATTAGAGATTGTGTAGCAAGAACCATCTAAAGCATCTGAACCATCAATATATAAATATACTTCTGCGCCAGTTGCTCCAGCGTGTGGGTCATATACACGAATCGGTACTAATGGATTATCATACTCGTAATAAACAGATTCCATATCACCAAACCAAATAAGAGGATAACCTTCATCAAGATAAAGAGCTACTTCTTTTTTGATTAAATCAGTTCCGCTACCACGGCTACCATCTGCTTTAGCAAGACTTAATCTAGCACTAATGGTATGTCTACCATGAGAGTAAGCTGCTCCAAGAGTTTCACCAGTAGAACTTCCATCTGTATTATATACAGTAGAATTTCTTGTAATAATAGGTGCGGCGCTTGCATCTGCGGATTCCGCAGAATAAATTTTTGTATAAACTAATGAATCATCAAAATAAACATCAAGAATACGTCTAGCTCCAGTGGAGAAACGAATTGATGTATTAATAGATTCAGTGAAGTATTTCATATTACTAAACTGGCTAGCTACCCATTCAATACTTAAATCATGAGTTCTAACACGTCTTTGTAATTGTCCACTATTATAGAATGAGTTAGATGCACTACCTGTTAATTTAAAATCAATAGTAATATCTGATGAGCTTCTCAAAAATTCAGTTGCATCATATATAAAAGTCTGACCATGCTCAACAGATAAAGTTTCTGTATAGAAAGTTTGCTTTGAATCAGTTAACATATAAGTAATAGCTAACTGTAATTCATCATCAATAGGTTTATCATCTTCTGTAGCAGAAGTTGTTGTAATAGTAAAGGTACAAGTTGAACCATTCAATAAATCAGATTCACCATTGTTAGTTACTGTCAAACGACCTCTTTTTGTCACTGGTCCAGTTTCTCCACCAGTTCCACCACCACCAGAGCCACTTACGGCAATTCTAGCGCAAATAATTGATTCATCAACAGAATTAATCTCAAGAACTTTATAAAATGCGCCATCAGCAGTATTAATAATTAAATCGCCTTCTCTTACAGTCTGGTTTGAATCTTCTAACCCTTCTTGATAAAGAGTATAATTATCATCGCCAGAATTTTGTATTCCTTTTACTTTGGAATATAATACTGCAGCTCCTCTACCTCCAAGCGGTATTTTGGCTTGATTATTGGCATCCATGTAAATATTACCAGTGTCAATAGCAAAATATATATAACCTTCCTGATATGGTGTTGCCAGAAGTTTTTCTTCTGTACCACGTATAGGTCTAAAACTTGGATTCATGCGGTATCTCCTTTCTATCTTTTTATATAAAGTAAAAAAACGGAAGAGAAATGAAACAACATTTCTCTTCCGTTCCAATCTCTCTAATAGAATTAAAAGTTATTTTTAATCAATTATTAGAAAGTGCCCCAAGTTAAATCAATATTTACTTGAGAACCTGAGCCTGTTACAGCCATGGTTGAGCTACCAATCTTAAAAGTACCAGCTGCAGAAGTTTCTCCACCAGCACCAAGAGTACCTTTAACGGTAGAAGTCACTGTAGCTACGTTATTTGAAGCTGCAACTGCATTAGTAAGACTACTAAGTTTTGTATTACTATCTACGAGAGTTACTTTTCTAGTCTTAACACTAGTAATATGTCCTGTAGCACTTGTTGTTACACCTGTTACTACAGTTACATCTGTACTAGCATTTTTTGTCTGAGTTAAAGCAGTATCAGTAGAATCAGCTCTTGTAACTGCCTTATGGTTCAGTGTTAATGTCTGATTAGCAGTAGAATCTGTTTTAGAAGTAGCAACAGATACATCAGTACCACCGTTAATTACTAACTGGCCTACGTCTCCACCTGTGCTAGCATGTAATTTAACACCGCCGGCAATAGACTGGAATGAATATTGAGTATCAGAATCCTGAGTACTTTCTACAATATCCCATACCAGAGTAGCAGTTGTAATAAATCCAGAAGCATCTTCAGTACCTCTTGCGATTACAAGAGAGCCAGGATATACTGTATGCTCATTAATTGTGACAGCTGTTGATACTAAATATGTATCACCAATAGAAATATTAGATGTAGGTAAAGCTTTTACTGTACCATCTGTACCTAATGTTCCTTTGTAAACCATCGCATTAAGAGCTTTCATCTTATCGTCGATGTCTTTAGAGCTGTATACATCTAATGTAGCTGTACCATTAACAAATTTTACAGTAGACTGAGTTGTTTTACCAACTTTAATTTGCGGATTGATAGTAGCTGCATTCGCGCCAGTTACTGTGCCACCATTAGAATTAGTACCAGAAATGGTAAATCCTTCTGCGGCAGCCGCACCTGTTAATTTAGTAAGCTTTGTATCATTAGAAGCGATTGTAACTTCTTTTGTATCAGCATTTTGGGATACAGTTACGTTAGAACCACCTGCAATAACAATAGATGTATCATTTTCTGTATTAGCAGAATCTAATTTTACTGTAGCTTTATTATTAGCTACTGTGCTAGATAAAGTATATTTATCTCCAGTAATTGTTAAGGTTGAGCCAGTACCAGTAATCTGTACACCATTAGCTCCTGCTACAGTAAATGAAGCATCTTTATTGCCACCATTAGAAAGACCAATCTTATCTGTAATGGTTCCGCCACTTACCGCATAAGAGTGAGAACTAATTGTTGTATCAGTATTAGTATTAATTTGTACCCATGATTTACCATTGTAAACGCAAAGGATATTACCATTTGTTACATAATAAAAACGTCCTGCATATACAGCTGCATCATCCCCAGAAACAGTAGGAAGGTCAGCTACATTTGCAACTGTAATAACACCTTCATTTACTGGAAATAGTTGCGCATTTGTGTCAGCAGCTGTTGCTTTCTGTCCAATATAAAGTCTATGAGTATCACTGGTTAAATAAAAACTACCTTCTACGACTGACGTACCAGGAGTTTTCAGTAAGGTATCAACACTGGCTTGGGTACCAAGTTTAAAACCAACATTAGCCATATTTATTTCCTCCTTTTAATTATTCGTCAGCAATAACCAAATCTTGCCAACGAAGTTTCTCTTGAATTTCACTAATTTCTTTAGTGTGTTCAGTAACTGTTTCAGTAAGAGCAGTAACTTTAGTTTTAAGGTCACTCGTAACATAAACTAAACCAGAAGTTGGGTCATCAGTTGTACCATTAACTGTCTCATTTAGCTTCTTAAAACTTTCATTTAAATCTCCAACTTGTTTTACTAAACTTGGGGTTTTTATTTCCCCATCTGTACCTGGAATACCATTACTAACAACGTTTTCCAAGTTTGTTACTTTATTTGTTAATTTGAGGATATCAGAAGTATCTTCATGATTCTTAATCCAAGCCTCAATTTCACCTAAAGTATCAAATGCTTCATCTGCTGTACCAATTACTGTTTTTAATTCATCTCTAGCTATTTCTCTAATTGATTTATCAGCGTCATCAGCAATTAAAGCTGCGACTGTAGCTTTTAATTCAACAGTTGGGTCAGCCCATGTAGCATCGCCTCTCAAGAAAAGATTTTGCTGTCCTTGAGTTGGAACTGGAACTAATCCAGCTTCTCCATCTTTATCAGCTGTAGCACCTTTCATTACAGCAATAACAGATGCTAAAACCTGAGAAGCAGCTTTATTTACCCATTTCTCTTTTTCTTTGTCATAAACTAAAAAAGAGCCAGCGTCTACGTTTTCGGAAATAAGAATATCTTCTAAATCCTTCAAAGAACTAGCTGAAGAACCACTGCCACCTCCGGCAATGAGTTTAGGACCTAAATAAAGTTTTCCTTCCTTCCCATCAGGTTCAGAGATAAAATAAAGAGTATCTGAATCTTTTTCTGCATTACTTAATGCAGCCCAGTTGCTTGGCGTACCACGTAGAAATTTAACATATCCACCTAATTTTGTAGTGTAAGCCAAAACAAATACCTCCTTTGTTCTCTCTATTTATTTTTAGTTTTTAAAAAATAAAATTAAATAAGTCTGACCTTGCGGCCAGACTTATCTATTAAACAGTTGGAGTTAATTCTGCAATCTTAGCTTCTAACTCGGCTACTTTTTGAACTAATCCTGCAATAGTCATTGTCACAGGGTTTTCTACATCCTGTGAATATTCAAATTCAGAATCTGCGGTTAAATAATTTTTTCCGTCAATTTCTGTCTTTGTATAATAAGAATCTGCATTCTTACTAGACATAGTTCCAAGTGAGCCCTTAGTTGCATAAGTATTTGCAATTTGGGTTGATGTGCTATAATCACTAAGTAAAGGGGTAATATCTTCTTTAACTAAATCACGAGTTGTTACAGTAACTTCACCATCAACTTGTTTAATAGTGCTAATAATTTTACCTTTACCCGCAGTAACTTCAGCCATATCTAATGCTTCGATTGCTTTAGTTCTATTGGATGTTTCACTTACAATAGCTGAATCTAGCTTATTCAAAGCTCCATTTAATGTATCTGAATCTACCAAAGAGCCATTAGCAACTGGACTATATCCTGTAATTGCCAAAGTACCAATATTTGCCTTAGACAGACTAAATGCGCCATTACTATAGCTTAAACCAGTAACTACATTACCAGTACCGTTACCAGACAAACTAATATTAGGAATTTTAACTGTAGTAGTTCCAACAGCAAAGATATGTCCCATTTGGTCATATTTCACTACTGGAATATTAAAGGTTCCATCAAACGCAGGAGTTTGTTCATTTGTTATAGTAGTTGCTGTAGAAGTACTATTACTATCTGGCGCTGTGTGCGCGAAAGTGATAGTTTTATTATCAGGATTTACACTTATATTTAGCCATCTATTTCCTACACTAAATGTTACAGCATCTTTTATTGAGCCTGCATCCACTGTGCCACTTGCGGCTGCTATTTCCGCAATTCCAGTTGAGGAGGAGCTTCCGATTTTTATACTCGAAAATGCGTTTGGAAGAGTAAAAGTATTTTTAACACTACTTATTAAATGACCTGCTTTATCCCATTCAATAGTTAGAACATCAAATGTACTTGCAGCATTTTTTCCATTGAAATCAATAGAATTATTTGTTTGTGAAAATGCACTAACATAATGAGAAATAGTAATTTTATCTTTGTCTGCATCAGCAATTAAATTAATCCATTTATTTCCCTCGGCTAAAGTTAATATATCTTGTAAACTATCTGCTTCACAAGAGCCAGCTGTACCCGCAGTTGAATTACCAGTATCAGTACTTGTGGTAACTGAAATCTTTGTGAATACCTCTGGGATAGTAACTGTATTATCACCAGCTTCAGTAATATGGCCAGCTTCATCAAACTTAAAATAAGGAATAGTAAATGTATTATCTTTATCTAATTCGGTAATAGATTTACTAGCTATTAAACCATATTGAGTATTAGCTTTTCCACTACTAAATTCATGAATATCATGTGCAATAGTTAGACTCTTATTATTTGTATTTCCATCAATTCTAATCCATTTATTACCAGAATTAATAGCTATACTATCTTGAGTATTTCCTGCGGTAATAATGGATTTACTTACATCACCTGTATTAACGCCCGTGGATGAACCACGACCATTACTCGTTATAGTCTTAAATCCATAAGGTAAAGTAATAGTTTCAATATGTTTACCAACCACGTGTCCCATTTTATCTACTTTTGGAGTATATAAATCAACAGAATTTTTTTGTAACTCGTTCAAGTTAGAAGAATGATCTGTATCTTCTACTGGTTGGAAATTATGTCTTAAAGAAATGGTAGGATTGGATGGATTATCATTAACATATAATGTCAACCACTGGTCTTTCATTGTATCAAGACTTGCGGTTTTAGCAAATTTATCACCTTTAATGCCATCATCTCTATTAGTCTCTTTAACTACATCCGCAGTTGCACTTTGTTTTGTACTATATTTTGCACTATGAATTCTTCCATAAGCGTCAACAACAACCATCTCTGATGGATTCAAAGCTTCAATTTTAACAAGAATGTCTTTCATGCGATTAATGCAACCTTGAACTGTATCAGTATCTCTTGTAAGCTCATCTTCTGCTTCTAAAATATTATTGATACGAAGAATTAAACCATGAATTGTATTTAGTGTATCCGCAAATCCCTCTAAAGGTTTAGCATCATATGCATCATCACGAATACCAAGCGTAATAGAAGCTGGTACAGACAGCACATCTTTACTCCATGGAGTTCCTTTTGGATATTTACCAAGAGTGTCATTAACTACATATACGTCACGTTTTTTGTATATGGTTGTTCCATTCGCGGGTTCATTCTGCAATTCTTCTAACATGGCAACCAGCTTATCATCCTTTTTAATTTCGGGAACCAAATCATTATCAATTAAATTACCATTTTCATCATAGTAAGTAGTAGGGTCAAAAAATTTATCTGCCCCACCAACTAAAGTAATAGAATTAGGATTGATAGTATAATAAAAATCTTCAACATCTTCATCACGGTCAATATGTTCTTGATTATCAATTAAATAACTATTTTTAAATTTACTATTTTTATCAGTAATCTTATAATAATACTTGCTAGGAGTATAGAATCTATCAACTTTTTCAAGGTCTGGTTTTGCTGCTTTGTTAGAAGGGTCTGTAAAAGTATAATAGTCTTCAGTACAAGACCTATCAACATTATCTATATCAAGTAAGCCATAAAATACTTCTTTTGTTTTAGTGTCCACAAAACGTTTATACCATTGCTCAGATTCATCATATGGTCTTAACTGTAATGGATTATTTTCATTAATTACTACAGTTTCTGTATCTGCACGTTTATAAACTAATAATTTCTCATAAGCATTATTTTTAATATTATCAGGAACATCGCCTAATTTATCATAATTAATTGGAGTGGCAGCTCCATTTACATAATAATAATATTTACCTTTTGCATAATTCTTTTCTGTCAATGTTACTTTGCGGTACTCAGTAACAAGAATAAAAGTATTTCCATCTCCGCCCGATGCTGATTCAGCAGTGATGGCGTAATGAGTTCTTTCAGTAGTATTAGTTTCAGTACCAGTACCTCTTAGAGTAGTATCAAGGGCATAAACAAAATCTCCATCTTCCTTAGAAGTCCATGGTTCTCTTGTTGCACTATCAGCTTTTGCTTTATAATAAAATACACCTGGCAAATAAATACCATCAAAATTAGCCTCTTTTAAAGAATAAACTTTATTAATTCTATAATATTCTTTACCATCAGAATATTTTTCATCCCAACATAGTTCATAACCATTAGTCCAAACTTCTTGTTTATCAAGAGTAGCATTATAAAAAGATTTAGAATTAAAATGAGTATAAAGAGTTCCTTTTTCATAATCATCCATTAATTCTTCTTTAGTCGGATTTTTAATTGTAAAATAAGTTTTACCTTTATGGTATGTATCTTCCTTAACATAATTCTGAAATGGTACATTAGTTTTAATATATTTACCAGTAGGTTGCTCGCCAAACCAATAATCGCCTTTGGAAAAATCTAATAAATTACTATCTACTATAACTTCTTCATCAGAAATTTCTTTCTTTAGTTGCTTCATGTAGTAAGTTTTACTAGAATCATAAGCTCCATCAGAAACAGAGCAATTCTCTGGTTTTACGTTGCTTCCAGTAGAAGTACTAATGTAATATAAACCTGGTGTATAATTATTAGCATCAATATCTACTACTTTCATAGTGTAATTTTCTGAATTAAATGGAATATCATCATAGGTATAAGTCTGATGTTTTCTATAATACTGATGTGTATTAGTGTTATAGTATATTTTATCTTCATCATACTTTTCTATATCAGCAGTTATTTCGTCTCCTGATTTAGGCATAATAATCATACCCATAAGGTCATGAACTGAATTAATACATCCCGCGAGAGTATTAACCGCAGATTTATTATATTTATTATCACCTTTATCTTTAATGTAAGTCATTGCTTCATTAGTATCTTTAACCATACGAAGACCTTGACGATTTAAAACTGCATATCCATCTTCCCAGTTTATATCAGTGTTGCGGCGATTGGTTTTCTTAATACTTTCAGTAGTATCTCTTCCGCCATAAACTAAATCCCACATCTTAGCTACACTATCTCCAAGAGAAGGAAGCATTACTTCAATTTCTTGAGTATCTACTTTAGATTGTTTATCTACAGTGCCATCATGTGGATTATATTGATGTCCACTTTTACCTGTTGGAAGAACATTAATTTCATCAGTAACTTTTTTACTTTTTCCCCAACCTTCATAATCTTTGTCATTACTATAGGTAACTGTATCTTGGTTAAAACCAGCTTTATTGAAATAAATTGCGGCAGGTATAGGTGTAATTTCTTCATCTTGAAGTTGTTGTTTCCAAATACCATTGTTATCATAATCATTATCTGGCTCTTCATAACTCAGATAACTAGAAACCATATCGCCAGATTCTGGGTCATATTCTTGTTTAATCCATGTAGTTGTTACATCTGATGGATATTCTTTTAAATTATCAGACATAAGAATACTTGTACCATTAACTGCGGTGCCATCTGGATTAAGTTGGGTTGAACGCAAATTATTAAGAGAAGACTTAACTCTTAACCCCCAAGCTGGTTGCCAATGTAATTTATAATATACGTTCGTGCTATCAGTATCAAAGTGAGGAACCATAGGCACTAATGTAGGAGCATCTGGGGATACATCAAACGTAGGAACAACAGAATTTAATTCTGCTACCATTACATATTTCTGTACGTTATCTGTATACACTTTTTGCCACACAGTAGAATCATATCCTCTACTTGCACCATATACTTCATTATCTAGATTAAAGTTAAATACATAATTTGTATATGTTGTACTATTAGCATCTGCGGCAGTAGTTTTAATTCTAGTAAATTGTGCTTCTTCACCAACATTACCATGTGCAATATAGTATTCATCACTTTCACCATATGTTAATTCAAAATAAATTGCAGAACTATCATATGGTTTCTTAGATAAAACAAATTCCCCACCATCATAAATATAATATGTATTTAATTTATAAGAATCTTTAGTTAAACCTATCTCTTTATAGGTATGATTAAAATAATTTGTTCCATCTTTTTCTTTGCCAGGAATTCTAATAACAGTACCATCTGTAATTGCGCTGTCCGCAGTAGTCTTCCCAATTATAAATCTGTTTAAAGCTCCATTTTTACCAAATCCTATACCAAAAATAGGTCGTTTTCCTTCAACTCTTTTATAAGCTGTTATATAATCAAGTTTATTGATATTCTTATCATATTCTATTAATACAAAACGTCCAATAAAAACACCATCACTTGCTACAGCTTGGTCCATAACATAACGACTTGAATAAGTCTTGTCAAACTGGAAAGAAGTTCTTGAAGTATTTGTTATATTACCATAAAATCCCATTTATTTACTCCTTTCCATCATCATATATTGTATCAACAATTAAACTTAGATTATCATTAGCATTAATAAATGCCATTGAGACCGCGTCAAACATAAGACTTGTAATCTCAGTTTTTCCTTCTAAATCTAATTCAAAAATTCCAGTAGTTCCAATAATAATATCATCACCATTATTTATTCTAAACTTAGTTCCAGGAGGAGCCTGAATACCAAGCTGTAGAATAGGAAAATTATTTTCAAATACTGTACCATTTGTATAATGGTCAAGAGTAACATCTGTACTGACAGTATTAATCATAATAGTAGCTGGATAATTCTTATTAGCTCCGTTTTTATTATTATAAAAACGATATTGTCTAATTCTATTAGCCATTTCTCCTTATCCTCCTTAATAAATTCTTTCAGCCGCTTTAGTAGCTGAAATATTCATTGTACCGCTATATTGAAGCGGTAAAGAAATTCTATCAACTATATATTCCCCATCTATTCCACTATTATCATCATGTATATAAACTCTAGTATTAGGCTCTAAATAATAAATAGGAATTGAAGTTAAAGATACAGTTTCAGTACAATAAGTATACTTATACAGCCAAGAGTCAAGTGAATCTTTGGCGCATTTACCTTGCGAGCTTATTGTAAAAAGATTTTCTAAATAATCTGGCAGTTGAATAAAAGCATAACCAGGCATTTCATCTTTTTGTTTTGCAATTAATTTAGAAATTAAATTATTCTGTGTAATATAGTCCTCTAATTGTGCGTCTGACATTGCTTCAACTTTTTCTTTGGTAAGACCATAATTCTCATAATTAATTTTTAAATCTCTTTTAATTTGCTCTTTAGTATCCTCAACACCCAAAAATAAAATTGTAGGAATATCTCTAAAATAAATAGCTTTTACATCAGAATCATTTTCAGCTTTCGGCCTAGTTCCAATATTACGTACAGAATATTGGTCTAATTCGCCCTCAGTAGATAAAAAATCGAACCAAAAATTCAACTGTTGCGGGAATTTAATCACATTAATATTCCATCCTATATTATTAATTGAAGTTCCTAAATCTTTATAATTTTTTAAAGTTATATAATCTCCCTCTGATTTTATATAATAATCTCTACCATTTACATATGGCATTGATGCATCACACTGAATCAAAGTATAATAATATGAGGTATTATTTTTTAGCTTCTCCGCAGTCATTGAATGAACCTTCTGGAATATACCATAAGCATCTTTATAATAATAATCATTCTCTGGTAGATATGCGGTTTTATCTGTACACTGGTCATACCAGTAATAATCTGGTTTTCCTGCTTTCATTGCTTCTTCATAGTTACTTTTGGTTACATAACAAATAGAATATGTGCTTTCATAATCTGGATTATATAAATCTCTCCAAAAACTATAAATATCTGTGTAATATACCTCATACCCTGTATATCCATCAGGATAATAGTCTGGATTATTTTTCCCCACCCGAATTAAAAAATCATCATCTCTATTATGCTTCATATAGTCAGAAGCCATTTGATATATTAACTCACGCCAATCACAATTAATTTGTCCCATAAATATTTCATTATCTTCGCTAGTAGAATAAATATCTCCTTCATAATTAATATATCTAATAGGTTTTTTATCTAAAGCATATCTTAAATGAACAGGTGTTTCATTTCCACTCACTGTAGTTTTAGTTCCCCAAATTGAATAGTCATTTCTTAAATTATCAAAATCTGGACTATTTTGAAATGAAGTGATTAAAGTAGAATTTTCAAATGAATAAGTCACTTCAGAAGTATAAGCTGCGGATTCCACATAAACTTGTTTATCTTCTGCGTCTGAACGAATATTATTCCAAGAAGTATTAATATAAGTTTTCTTACGCTGAAAAATAAATCTACCTTGTAAATCATAAAAGTACTCAAAATCCCCAAGCATAGAAACTATTTTATCTAAAACCGCAGTAGTTACCGGACTACCAACTTGCGCGATTAGGTCACCTGAATAAGTAAGTTCAGTTACTTTGTAACCAACAGAAGAACCATATTCAGCTTTCATTACTGTATAATAACTATCATTACCATTATCATCTTTACCATTGCGGTGAGTGGATATTCTGTCTGGGTGCTGTTCTACATCAAGAGATTCTAATCTAGTATCATAAACAGTTACTAGACTGAATCCATCTTCCATCTGGTCTGGTTTATCTAAAAATACTCCAGTCTTTATGCTCCAGATATATCGACCATTCTGATATTTGCCCAAATACATATCTTCCATGTGTAAATCCATACGAATATTTATAGCTTCATCAGCTTGATTAATAAGAATATACATAGGAGATGAACCACGATATTCCATTAATTCCAATCCATAAGTATCCAAATCATTAATAATAATATTATGATAAGGCTCTCGCGCATACTCATGAACTACTTCCCGAATAATATTTTTAATTGGCAAATCTTCTTTATAAGATTCTCCGCTTTCATCTTCTATAGTTTCAGTTCCAAAATCTGCGGTTAAAGACATTACAGTACCACCAAGAGTGCCATTGAGTAAACACATCTTATCTTTACCTTGAATTGAAACAGTATAAGAATTTGTATTCTGAGAAGTGTTAAAAGATGATATTACATATACTCCAAGAGGAAACCAGATAATATCTGGATATATAGAATTAATATCATTCTTTAATCCTACATATAATTTAAACTTAGTTGTTAAACCCCAATAGAAGTCATGGATATTAAGCTCTTGCGCGATTAGGCTCAAAGAGCAGGAACGGCGCACAGATGATGAGCCATCTATGGTAACCGTACCTGAACTTACACGACCTGTTATTTCTTCTATTGGATTTTCGTCATAATTTAATGAAATTATTTTAGCAAAGACCTCACGTTCTCTGTTTTGATCTAGCTCTCTTAAGAAATCTTTATCTGCTAATGGATTCATAACATCATTCCACCAATCCATTTATTTTCTTATAATATTTAATTGCGGCATCTAAACATTCAATATAATATTTATATTTAGCATCTGCCATCTTCTTTAGCCCTTTAAGTCCAACATCTCTTGTTTTCATCTGTGCTAATAATATATCAGGAGAATCATCTTTAGTAGAATGAATTCTAAAATTATAACTTACTCCTTCAACTGAATAGCTTGTATCTGCATCTGTACCGCCACCTCTATTACGTTCATAATCATTAGCAATTTGGTCATAAGCTTGTTTAGCTTTATAGACTTTATCATAGGCTTCGCTTGTGGCAGATTCTTCTTCAAAAGAATACTTAGCTATCTGACGTGAATAACTAATTTCAGATATTACACCAAGATGCGGTTTAATTTTTAAACTATAATTATTTACGTCTTTAAGCGTATACTTTCCAGTTTCATCCAAATCAATAATTTCATCGCCAATCTCTAAATAAAATATATCATCAGTAATTTTAATTAATTCACTAGGATGATTACCGTCTATAATAAAATCTGTATAAGGGGCAAAAACATCATTATTTGCATCTATATAATAGCCTTCGTTTAAAAATCCCTGTCTACTTCCCGCAGTACGATGACATCTAACATGATATAAAGTTAAAGGGTCAAACTCTTCAATCATATCCTTACCATCCATATCCCAGAAGTAATGACAATCTTTAATTCCTATGTATACATCATTTGGGCTATCTATATCAATATAAATATCCTGAATAGTTCTTTTAATAAATCTTCCAAAAGGAACTTGAAGTATATGAGTTCTTGTATCAGTTAAAGAAGTAATTAAATCATCTGATTTATATAAATAATCTTGTCCAATAATTTGTTCACAAGGAATATCTTCAACTTCAACTTCTGTAATTGTACTAAACACATTAACAGTTTTTGTTTGATAACTATAAGTACAAATTCCACCTTGCTGCGCAGAGAAATTATCTACACCCAAATAAGTAATTGGACTACTACTCTCTATCATATAAGCTCCAGTAGCACCAATCTCAATGGAAGTATCTCCAATATAAACTATTGAACCAGGCATCATATCAGTAAAAGTAACTGAATATACTTGTCTAGTATTAATTGGTCCAAGTTTATTACCTAGAGACTTTTTATTTGCATCAGCTTCTTTTTTAAGTTTCGTATAAAATTCTCGCAAATCTGTAGAAGCCCATCTCGTTTGCGTTGTCAGGTTTTCTGCGGTGTCGATTAACTTATAGTCGCTAAGACTCTGGGTATTAAATTTTGCAATCTCGTATGCAGTTGCGGAAAAGCTATGTAACATACGTCCAAGAGTGTCATTAGGTGAAAGGGAAACATTAAGCAGACGTACAATATAATTACCCTCTGTTGGGGAACGGAATAGTTTTGCCTTTCCATCAGTCAACCATTCTAATGCTTTAAGTTTGAACACTCTTTCTGCTTTTATGTTTTCACTTGTTAAGTCTGTTATGTTTGCGGAAATGCCTAAAGATTTTTTAGAACAAAATAGTCCGTCCTCATCCATCTGATAAGAAATTAATCCTGCTACTGGAAACTCTTTATAGTTTACATTTCCGTTGCGGATAATAAATGGATGAGTACTTCCAATTGTTTCCACCTTAGATTCGAGTAAATCATTCTTAAAGCTAGATACTTTCGGGTCAAATCTGATTCTAAGTTGCTTCTCACCATCATATAAAAAGGCATCTTCAAAATCCGCATAACATTCATTTGAAACTATACGGTCAGAATATACTCCATTATTATTATATTGTTGTAATGAATACTTGTAAGTTACTCCTTGCTCAAGTGTACAATCCATTAAACTCCACATACTAGGAACCATAGACTGCATATCAAAGCGTTTAAATTCTTCCCATACATAGCCATCTTTACTACAAGCTCGCGCAATTAAAAAAGTTCCAGAAATAATTGAATCTTCTTCATTACTCATAGTTAATTTAATATAACCATTATCGTAATTTAATTCAGCTTTTAAATCAACCATAATTTCTGGATTAATTGAACGTCTTTGCATTATTCTATATCTAGAAGTAGATACAGTTAATTCATTATTAGTTGTAACTGTAAAAACGATATAATATGATTTCTCTGAAGATAAATCTCTAGAAATCGTAAATACTTCATGTGACTCATAACGTAAATCATCATTCATGGTATTATGAATTATATCGCCACTATCTTCAATTATATTTTCATCTTCATCAAATAACTTAAATCTACATGAGTACATTTTCTCTGATGGGTCACCATTAAGTTGGCTATAAACACCAGTATATTGATATTCATGTGAATTAATCTTACCAAAAGAAAGATTCTTTATAGTTACTTGCGGTTGTACAGTATATTTTGCTACGCCAACTGTAGAAAAATAGCCAACTTCATTATTTTGATTTATGTATGCCATTTGGACTTTATAATATTGTCCAACATTTAATCCTGTTACATTGGTAACATCAAAATCAACTTCCATTCTATCAATAATATCATAAGGAGTTCCAGTTGTATTATTAATAACGGCATTAATAGTTGCTAGAAATGTACCATTAACAGTTTTTAATTTTAGAACAAATCCAGCAACTTCCGCCCTTGCAACTGCTCTATTCATAGAAAAAGGGACTGTTAAATTAACAGTCCCACTAGAATTTCGACAGAAGGCTGGAATTGTTCCTCCTATATTTGGAGGATACAATTTAGCCATATCTTTTTACTCCTCAATCATTTCCATTACTGCATCCATCTGTTTTTCAGTGAGTTCCATGTCATTGAAAGCCTCTAATGGAATTGTATAAATAGTAACTTCCTGCTCTAAACCGAACAGTTCTTCAAATTCTTTATTTGCGGCATCAATTTTTTCCTGTGTTTCAAACTGATACTGCTCTGGATTCTCCTCAGATGGAGCCCCATATCTTTTAATAATTTCAACTCTTGCTTTCTCAATGTCCTGAGCAAGCTCTGTAAGAGTTTTCATATTTTTTCTAAGATAGAACAAAACTTTAATTGGATAAGTCTTCTCGCCAGATTCTGTGTCCTGTTGAAAAGCTTCAATTAAATTTGTTGCCATTTCAAAAATTTCACCATTTTTTAAAGTTTTTGTTGTTTGCATAATCCTTTATCTCCTTTATATATAAAATATCTATATTAAATTAAGAAAAATCTACATTAGTTAATGTAATTGTATCTGAACTCGAATCACTAGGTCCAAATTCAACTTCTTTAGTACCTTCTTTAGATAAAGCTAGTCTTTTTTTAGTATATCCATATTGTTCTACTGTTGAGAAATCTACAGAAGGTGTAGAAACATCTCCTTGTACAACATAAATTACATCATATACTGGGTAAGCTGCATTAATAGCGCCACTAATAGGAGAGTCATATTCACCTATGTATCCACCTTCTTTATTATAGCATATATATCTAGTTCTAGTAGAAGTATATGACCTTGCTGTTATATAAGAACCAGACCAAGGAGCATAATTTTGAGTAGATAAAGAAGGTGCGTCTGGAGTATCTACTTTATACCAAAAATCAAAATTTACGGAACTTATGTTAAACTTTTTTTTTATGTTATTTGCGAATGCTAATTTACCTAATGTTAAGGTACAAGTACCTGGAGCCCCGTCATTTGTTGCCCCTAATTTAAAATAATGTGTATTAGCTTCAGTACCATCTTTATCTGTAACTTTTAGTCCTTTAATACCAATAATTAATTTTTCATTATTTTCATAACCACCATTATAGGTATTAACATCATTTGTGTTTACTGAAGATTGTATATAAAATTTTATATCTCTAGGTATTTTTAAATTCCCTTGTATTATAGCTTTAGCCTCTATGAATAATACACTTTCTTTCTCTGTAGAGCCAAACATGTAAGCTTTATTTCCAAAATTTATTTGACCAGCATTAGTGCTACTTTGAAATATAGTTATTGTTCCAACGCTAATTTTTGTTTCATTTGCATTTAAAATAATTTTATTATTCTTATCTTTTAAATACCCAGATTGAATAATCCAACCATTTTCTCCACCAATATTTCCTCCTGTAGCAGCAATATTACCAAAAGTTTGAGTACTTTGAGTAGCACCATTATTATTAGTTACTCCCCAATTTTTACCAGTAATATTTCCATTAACTGTTAAATTACCGTTAATAGTAGTTCCACCATTTATATAAGCAGTATCATTTATAGTTAAGGTACCCATAGTGGTTAAAGTACCACCTACATACGTATTTGCTGTAACATACAAAGTTGAACCAATGGTTGTTGTCCCAGAAGTATATAATGAACCTTCTATCTTCATTCCGCCTTCTTTTACAAGTATTCCACCTTTAATGTAAGTAGAATAAGTGAAAGTTTTACTGGTATCAGTAATAATACCAACATTACGTCCATTACTAGTTTTTAAACTAAATGTTGGGAAATTTCCAGTTTTAGATTTTTTATAAGCTACAAATCCTCCTGAATTTACGCTTAAGCCATCTTCACCTAAATATACTTCAGCAGTGTCTATTCCAATACCATAGTCACTTTTAATATAAAGACTTGTATTATCTATAGTAAATGGGCCAATCTTTCCGCCACTAGCAGTAATATAACTAGCGGTTACTTCGCCTTCCCAATTTACTTTAAATTTTTTACCTATTTCCAAGGGATTATCATTAGCTGCACTATTTATATAAATATATTTATCAGCGCTTTTATATGCCTTAATCGTAAAACTATAAGCTGTAATTTTTCCTGTTGCCATATTAAATTGAATTCCAGACCCTTTAGTAATATCTTGGCTTCCATCTACCCAGTTTTGAGATTGCATAAGCCATTGTGTAGTTCCTATTTTAATAAGGTCCAAACCATCTCTTTGTGTTTGAGATTTAGAATCAGAATCTTTAAAATGAACAGTAAAAAATGGATTACCACTTTTTATTTGTACATAAGAACCATTATATCGTTCATTATCTTCATCTTTAGTATTTATTGTTGCTTTCAAATTAAAATTATTAAAAGCAGTAATGCTGCCTTTAGATAAATCTAATTTCATGCCAGATTTACCTGCAACCCAATCATGGGAATTTAAGAAAAATTCTGTTTTAGTCAATCTAAAAATGTCTAAATTTCGAGTAGAATCTTTAAAATAAACTCTTAGATAAGGATTTCCACTTTGACTTATCTGTACAAAGGAACCTGCATTATCTCCTTTAGAATCATAAGCTATCAAATCAAAGTTATATGAAGTGATTTTACCTTTCTGTAAATCAATCTTCATACCTTCCCCAGGCGTGGTAAATTTATTTGTTTTACTGTCAAAAACGTGTTGAATAAAATCATTTGTTTGCAAATAATAACTACTATCTGCTATATTTAATAAAGTCTTATTACTGTTAGAAACAATTTTTAAATAAGGGCTCAAAGAAGAAATTATAATTTGGCTTCCAGTAGTTTGTGTAGTTATTTCAAAGCTATCAGGTAAATTTTCTCTAAGATAATTCACCATAGAATTTTCATATTTTACTTTTTCATCATCGGTTGCCGCACTATACTTACTAATTGTATCATTAAGACTTTTAATTAAAGTCTCATAATTAGTAATTTGTTTTTCATATTTTGTTTTATTGGCACTTAAAGTTGCAATCTCATCCGTTAATTCTTTAATTCGTTTTGTATAAAAATTCTTTCTCTGAATATAAGTCTTAATCTTACTATCACAAGCGGTTATTGTAGCTTTTAAATCGTCACGTTCAGCTTTTTTCTGCTTTAAACTAGTTTGATAACCACTTAATTGTGAGTTTAAATTAGAAATTTCACTTTTAATTGATGAAATCTTTTTCATCTTTTCAGAAGCTTTTAACGAACTCTTTTGCGCGTTTGTTAATTCTTTCTTCTTATTTTTAATTTGCTCTTGCACTTTAGTTATCTGGCTCTGTACATATTTAATAGAATTTGTTCCAGTTCCATTTAATATATCTAAATTAGATTGAGCAGTTTGCTTAACCTTATTTTCACCATTATCGCCATTTATAGCGTTTTCATAACCGTCAGCATTATTTTGATATTCTTTTTGTAAAGTTTTTAACTTATCTATTCTGTTAGAACAATATGTAACTTGATTATTTAAATTCTTTTTAATTGAATCATAATAATCTCTTTGAGCTGCATAAGCTTGGTCTACACCTTGAAATATCCTACCATTCGCTTTAATCTGTGCTTGAGTAAATTTTTCTCCAATGATTTTTAATATACCATTATTAAGGTCAATCTGCATTCCACCTGCGCCAGATTTACCATAATTTCCACTCTGAATATATCCAGAATTTCCATTAAATTTAATCTGACCTCTACCAGATTTACCAATAAAAGCAGTACCGTTAATATTCAGTCCATAGCTTTGAACGCCTTCATGATATCCATATAATCCAATATCACGCTGATTATTTGCTGCACTTATATCACCCATAAGCACACCATTAAATCGGTTAAAACTATCCTTTTTTCCGGCTCCTATCATTGTTGATAATATAGTACCATTTTTTTCATCCTGCGTCAAACTACCGTCCCATGAGTTGAGCAGAGAGGATGAATAAGAATTCTGATAAATATATAAAGGCTGAAACCAAACAATCTCATCATTTATTTTACAAGATACTCCAACTTGCTTTCCATTATCTTCTAAAAACATCGCCGGTGCACTTAACACACCTTCAGATGTAACGGTTGGATAATATTGAGTAATTACAGATGTTATATTATATTCTTTATCTAATTCAATACCAGTAGTATCCTTACCTAAAGACATTTCCCAAGTTGCATTAGTAACAGGTTCATTATTGCCTGTATCATTATTAAACTTATATATCTTGTAACCATCTTTATAAAACTGCGGATTTCCACCACCTGAATCATAAGTAATCTTGGTAACTCCATCAAATGCAGTATATATTTCACTTGCTCTAACAGGAATAGGTAAATATGCTGTTAAAGTAATTTTGTTATTTGGGACAATTTCAGTAGCATCTTTAACTGAACACTGAAGAATATAATATTTATAATCTTCAATATTAGCACTTTTACCAAATAATTCAACAGAACCATCTGTTTCATCTGGGTCAGAAATTCCTAATCCCTCGTTACCTTGACAATACCAAGAGTAAGAAATGTTTCCCGCAGAAGCAAATTTCGCAGTTACATCATTATTCTGATAATCATATAAATGCGGGATTACCTTAACTGAATTGTAAATTCCACTTCCATTTTTCCCATCATCTGCCGCAACAGTCACCGCAGGAACTTTATTATCAAATTCCAAAGACAAAGTATAAGTTGTACCATTTATTCCTGTTGGTCCAAATACTAATGTAATATCTTTCTCAAATTTACGTCCATTTTTTTCGATAATACATCTAATGGTATTATTTACCGCACTTTGGCTATAATAAGATTTAATTCTAAATACTTGACTATCATTTTTAGATTCTGCAGTTCCAGCTTCAGAATCAATACTTACGCCACTTCTGCAAATAACAAAATAATTTCCATCCTTAGTTTTTGAAGTTGAGGTTGTATTTCTTTCATAATATTTTTCAGTATTAGAATATTTAGAAGTTGCAGGATGATAAATACCAGATAAATCTTTAATAAAATATTTATCTTTATACATCGCTGCGTTATATTCACTATCAGTTACATCAACTTGTGTATAATAAGAATATTCTGTTCCTTCTGTTGGATACTGAATCATTGTATTATTAATTGGAATATACCAATAAATCTTTTCCGCAGTATCAAGTGTCTTATCACCAGTAACTAAAGATTCATATGTTGCAGTTAAAGTTCTTTTCTTAACACTTTCACTAGAACTCATGATGTCACCATTATCATCATAAATTCTATATACTCCATTATATCCTTCTGGGTCACATACAATATCAAGACCACTAATTAAATCGACAGAAGTGTTATCAATTACATTAGTAGAATTTTTAAATTCTACCACACTAGAAGAATAGTAATTAATTTCAGCTTCATAAGCGCTTACTTCATTACTAATAGCTTGTAATTCATCACGTTTTTCATTAGTTCTATCTTTTAAGTTATCAACCTGGTCATTAAAATATGTAGCAATAGCTAAATATTCTTTATCAGTAGCTAAATCATCATCTGTTTTATCTGGATGCGCAGCTTTATATTCTTGCTGTCTCTCATCTAACTCTTTGTATAATTCATCAACCCTATTAGCTTGTAATTCATAATCTTCAAGTAAATCATCAAGTTTCTGAATTGCATTAGTTAAATTTAATTTAGCTTCTTCTATATATTCATAATAAGTCTTATCATCTGGCTTTTTATCTGCGGGCAAAAAAGAATAAAGTAAATCACCCACTTTATCTGTTTTTCCAGTCTCAGGATTTTCTTTCTCCCCAGTTTCAAGACTTAAATCATAAATTTGTTTTGCAATAGTTTCACGAGAAGGATATTCAATAATTACTTTAAGCATATCATGCTGACGATTCATATCAGGCTCAAAATCTTTATACTCAAAATAATTTTTATTTGGGGTTTCAATTTCCTTCCAAAAGGCTCCTGCTAACTTATCAGAAAGGCCCTCTTCAAGGAAATATCTATACCAATGTACTTGCGCGGTTTCAGGTAAATCAGAATTTTGCTCAAGTACACTTGGGTTCATATCTTCATCAAAATGAATCCATCGAGCTTGCAATTTACGTCTATTAAGCTGACTTAAAAGTTTTTTCGCTGTCGCCGCATCATAAAGTATATTATCTCTGTCTTGCAAATATGTTTCAGACTCTGTATCTAACGCCGCAATAAAATTAGCCTTATCCTCATCTGATAATAAAGCCTTATAATCCAAAGAATCAAAGGTGTATAATAATGCTGTATCTGATGGATACTTATTTTTATTATAACCAATTCCTATATATGGACTTGCCATAAAAATATTTTTTGGTAATTCAGTTGTAGAACCTGGCATTGTACTAGCAATTTTATTTCCTTTAGCGTTTTCAAAATCACTGTCTTGAAAGAATACTAATCTTATATCAGAAATATAATGCTTATCATCAATATATTTTCCTATATCAAATACTTTCTCCTGGTTATAAAAAGTTTCATAATTATACAAACTTCCATAAAAATCAGAAGTATCTAAAGTAAAATATACAGAAAAAATATCTTGACTCTCAACTGGTTCATTATCTTTACCACGTCTAATCGCGACATAAAGCTTTAAGCCATAATTTCCTTTGACTAAATCATATTGATTAAGCCAAGTTTTAAAGCCCGCGCGAATACCAATTCTATCGTAATCATTGTAGTGTAAATTATGTTTTTCCCACACTACAATTTCTTTTTGTTGTCCATTAGCCACCAATCCCATTTCACTAATACTATTATCAATAAGATTATGGCTCATATCTATAAAGCTATCTAAAGGAGGTACATATGTATAATATTCACTATTCTCTTCTACATACCTTCCTGTAATTATTTTCTTATTATTAAAACTACCATTAGGCACTTTGACATAAACATATTGATTAACTTGATATGTCGTAACATCAGAATATGCTTTAAAGGTAGTTGCGCCATCTGTAACAGTATACTCGCCTCGAGCGGCATTCTTATTACTTAAAATGGAACAAGTAATAGTCTTATCAAATTTTAACCCTTGAAGTCTACCATCTATAATAATATCTATAGACTTAAATATATCGTCCAAAGCTTTCACGTTATCTGCCATTTGATGGCCTCCTTTCACTCCTTATTCTATATTATCATAATTTTTTTAACTTGTCAATTCATATCATTTGCCCAAATAAAAAATAGGGAAGAGTATAAATACTCTTCCCTAAAAATCATTTATTTCTATTTGCATACTGAGTAGCAAGATTAATAACATTATCAAAAGCATCAAGAATTTCATTCTTGTCAGTAGCATTTGGAAACTCTGCTGTAATATGAACCTGTTGCTCAAGCGTAGTAGCTGCGGTTTTAATACCTGCCGCCGCAAATAATTTAGAAAAACTATTACTTGCACTAGATGCTGTTAAATCAATCGTCTTAGCAATATCTCTAACAATATCTACAGCACTAAGGAAATTAGCTGTATCATCTTTATTAAGAACGATTTCCTTACTATCAAGGAAAGCTAATTTACCAGTATCTCCAGGCCAATAGCCTGTATAACCACCAGTATTAAACCTATTATAAGCATACTTAGGCATATCTTTGGAAGTTAAACCATAATAAGCTCCTTCCCAAGCACCACTGAATACTTTACCTTCAGCCCAGAGTTTATTAACAATAGCTTGAATACCATTATTAGCTCCAAACTTCTTAGTAAGTTTTCCAGAACGATATGGGTCATCACCCCAACCATAAGTACCTTCAATAATAGCTAAAGCAACACCATATTTAGTTTTATTATCAAGCTTAGTTGTTTTACTACCTCTTCTACCGCCTCGGCCGCCTTTAGTTCCATCAGAGAAATCTAAACCACTTGCATCTGCGCCAGTTCCTGTACTATTTCCAGTTTGACCACCGCCAGTAGAAGAGCCACCTCCACTAACACTGTCAGAAGTCCCGCCTGTATAGCTTCCATTAGTACCAGAATTAGTTGAGCTAGAAGCTTTAGAAGCTTCTGCTAATACTTTTCTAATGGAATCTGCAAGTTTTGTATTAGAATCAATAATTCCCATAATAACATCCTCAAATTGCTGAGAAAAAGTCTTAGCATTTTCAAGAATACCATCAAAACTTGTTTCAAAGGTTTTTGCCATCTCTTGTGCACTTTCAGCAATTTTATCTGTTTGACCAGTAACTTCACCTGCAACTTCTCCAGCTTTAGAAGCGAAATTATCCATGGAAGTTCCGCCATCTCCTAAAGCTTCGCTAGTTTGTTCATACCAAGTTTTATAAGCTTGAATAGCATCATTAGTTACTTGGTCAACTCCATCTCGCCAAGCATCCATTGCATCTTCAAGGGTTCCATATCCAGTAATAATAGCGTAGTTTGTTTCTTCCCATTTATCAAGATAATCTTCATCCGCAGATAGCTTATATCCAGTTGCTTCAGAATATGATTTCCAATCGTTCATATATAAATCACGATTATTACTTAATACATTCTGCATTTGTTGTTGTTTATATTCCATTAAAGTTTTATACTTTTCTGTAATTTCAGCAACGCCTTTTTCATATTCTTCTTGAGTACCTTTAAAATTCTCTGCAAAATTTTTAAGGTCATTCTCTAAATCCTGTTGGATTTGTATAATATCACCTTGTAAAGTTTTAATATACTCACTATTCAGCTGTTGTAATTCATGAAGTCTATCTTCATAATTCTGTTCAGCATCTGCGACTGCACTAGCATCCGCAGTATACACATAACCATAATTACCTTCTGAATCACGTTTCATTGTAACTTGCGTTTTTGCATTTTTTGCTTCTTCTAACTGCTGCCTAGCTAATTCTAATTGATATTTTTTCTCAAGATAGTCTAAATCATATTGACTTAATTTTACGCCTTGCTCTTGTTTCTTAACTATTTCGTCTTGTAATTTTTTTAATTTCTCTTTATTTTTTACTTGACTCGTATCATCAATAGATTTACTTATTTCTCTTGATAGCTTAGATAATTGATATATCTTCTCATAGTCATCAACATACACTTCATCTACTTTAGATTGACGCTCATAAGCATCATTCAACATATCAAGACTACCAGCTAATCCTGAAATCTTAGTTTCAAAATTAGTTACAATAGACTCTAATGTATCTTCAAAAGTAGTTCTTGCGGCTTCACATTCAGCCTCCCAAGCATCTAACCAATTTGAGTAAGCCTCATCACGTTTGTCTTCAAGCTCTTTAACTTGCTCATCCCATTTTCTAACAGTTTCATTATCCTCACCATATTGTTTAGCTAATGAATCTCTGGTTTTCTTAGCTTCAGCTAATGCATTTTCCGCAAAATCTAAAGTAGCTTTATTTGACTTAGTTAAATTTCTTGCGGAATTAAATGCCGCATCATCTAAAGCTTTTGTAACTTTTCCAGTAGGGTCAAGAATGCGCTTTCCAACTACATCAATAATACTCTTATAAGTTTCAGTAACCTTTTGGAGTTTCTCAATTTTCTCAGAAGCATCTTCAAGTTTTTCAATATACTCATCAAATGCCGCACTTACTTGGTCAATCATTGTATCTCTAAGGTCTCTATAATTTTTATTAAGTTCAATTAACTTATCACTATAGTCTCTTAAAGCTTCAGCATCTCCCTCTGTAAATCCAAGAGCTCCCATTTCTTTAATCTGGTCACTAGTTAAATTACCATTAATAAATCCATTGATAAGCTCCTGGTCTGCACCAGCATGTTTAAGAATACTAGATATACCATTCTCATAAGCTTTGGCTTCATTATTATAAGCTTTAGCTTGCTTAGTTAAATTGGCAATGCGGTCTGCCGCATAATCTGCGCTATCACCCATTTGGTCAAAGAGTTCATTTAAAAATTTAAGAGTATCTTCATCAACATCAACTTTAATTTCAACCTCATATTGAATAGTTTCAAGTTCATTATCATAAATTTGGTCTTGAATCTGTTGCTCTTTTAATTTCTCTTCACGCATTTTATCATAAGTTTCTTCATATTGGTCAATCTTATCAACAAAATCTTGATAATCTTCATCAATTTGTTTCTTATATCTCTCTGCCTCTTTATCTGCTTCATCTTTACGTTCTTTAGCTCGTTCAGCTGCCGCATCATAAATAGCACTATCCGCATCAGTTCTACCACTAGCGTTGTATCTATTAGTAGCGGCTTGCATTGCTTTATTGTATTCATCTTCTGCGGCTTTCTGCATCTTAGCATAAGTTAATACAGAATTATTATAAGACTTGACTTTATTAGTCATTAAAGCATCATAATTAGTAATAGTTCCATCAGACCCTATAGTCGCGCCTAATGCCTGAACCGCAGCTTTGTCAGTCTTTAAATATTTTTCAGTTTCTTTAACTAATTTAGCTTGCGCTTTAGCTTGAGCTTGAAGTTCTTTATTTTCAGCCTTTAAAGCATTTAATTTATTTTTACCAAATGCTCTATCTTTTAATTGAGCAATATCATTTAAGTTATGAGAAATATCTTCTAATTGATTATTAATTACATGGTAACGTTCTTTCTCATCTTTAAGTTTCTTTTTATCATCTTTAACAATGTCAGAAACATTAACCTCACGAGAAGGTCTAAATGTTTTTGCTCTTGGGGTTGAGCGAGAACCTGAACTTGAACGAGGGCTTCTTGTGGTTCTTGTTCTAGCTTCTCTTGGCTGTCTATTGGAGCCACCAGGTCTATTAGCAATAGAAATATTACCACCAGATTGTTTATTGGCAGATTTGACCTTTAAAGCATTAGTAGTAGTTTGTTTAGTGTCTTCTGCTTCCGTATAGGTTGGGTCAGTAATTTGACTGTAAACTTCATAAGGTAAATCTTGTACCATAGTAGCATATTGCTGGCCTTGTTGGTCAATCATAGGAACTGTAATACTACCATGAGCAGTTACAGGTTCTAGGTGAGAAGTATAACCAGTTATTGTTTTCTGGTCTTTATCTTCCTTTGTTTCAGAAGTAATTTCACTATCTACACCAGCACTAGCAGCATATGCATCAGCAAAAGCTTGACCAGCAGTACCACCCATAACATCCGATACAGAAATAGCTTGTCCCATTTGGTCTACAAGAGGTTCAAGGTCTACTGAAATACCCATTCCAGATAATCTAGATTCAATCTCATCTTGCGCCAAACCAGCTTGTTGCATTGCCCAAACTAATTCTTGTACAAACTGAGTATCATCTAAATTTAATTCTCCGTCAGGAATATTATTAATCTTTTCGGACAAAGCATCAACGTCATATCCTAAATCTTGAAGATTACTATTTACAAGAATTTCTGTTACAGCATTTTCTCTTAATCTGGAAAGAGCCTCTTCGTCACCTTCTGCGGCAGCTTTAACATCATTCATATTAGATACAATCCAATCATCGCCCAAAAGGTCAGATGTTGTATCTAACATTCCTGCAATATCTTCTTTTAAATTAGCATATGATGCAGATAATTTTTTATTGGTAGAAATTTCTTTTATTGCAGTCGCTACGCCAGCTTCAGATGTATCATTACATACATCCATGATTTTTTCATAATCATCCCAATTATTATACAAATCATCAATAGCATCATTAAGACGAATTTCTGCACGAGCCATATCTTCTGCAATTTCTGCGGCATCAGCTTGTCCATTCTTAACCGCATCTGTTGCTTCGGCCGCACTTAAATATGATTTAGCAAGCATTTCAATACGGTCTGCTTCTATGTCATATTTTTCAGCATCTTCACCAGCTCTAGTTGACATTTCAAGCTGAGATTGCGCGGCTTCAATTACTTCTTCATTACCAGTTAATAAAGCTTGCTTATAATCTAATAGTTCTTTTTCACAGTTATCATAAGTTGCAGCTAATTGCTCAAGACTTTCTCGATAGGTTTCTAAAGCTTCTTTACTATCTTTAAACATATCTTCATTTAAAAAGAAATCTTTTAATTTCTCTAAAGACATGTCTCCATCTTCAATGAGAGAACTTAAAGCGCCTTTTAAATCTGCTATTCCTACTTTGCCGGCTTGAAAGGCTACAGACAAATATTCAAGTTTTTGGTCTAATGAAGCTCCATCCAAATCAACTATCATATTAGCTAATTCTGTTTGTAAATCACCTGATAACTGCTGAGTAGTAGTCATTAAAGTAACAAATTTTTCAGAATCATTTAATAAATCAAGAAAATCTTCATTTACTTCATTAGAATAATCTGCTTGAGAATTCTGTAAATCTTTAATAGCATCTTTAGTTTCTTGTATTTTAGTATCTAAATTATTAGCTGTAGTTGTATCACCAGATTTACTTGCTTCTTCATATTCTTTTTGATATTCCGCAAGAGAACTCTTTAAATTATTAAGAGATTCTTCTTTATTTTCTTCTAAGTTATTACCTAATTCTCTATTCAAATTAAGTAAATATAAAGCTTGCTCAGAAGCTGATTTTTCAAGAAATTCATTAAATTCAATAATTCCTTGTTCCTCATTGCCCCAATCAATACCTGAATAATCTGCTTCAGTACGTTTACCATTTTTAATAGCTTTTACATTACTAATAATTGTACTACCAAAATTAGATGCTGTATCATTTTCTTCTAAAGCTTTAAGCTCATTCTTTTGAGCATCAAGATTTTTTTCAGATTTTTCTAAATCTAAGTCAAATTCTAAAAATAATTTCTTATCTTCTTCTGGCAATTTATTATAATATTCAGTAATTGTATTAAGCCAATCTTTATCTTTAATATCCGCAGTCTTTTCTTTAAAAGCCTCATAATTACTAGCGTATTCAGACCAAGCGTCAGAACTACTTAAAATAGATTCAGCTAATTCCTTTTGATTTTTAGCTTCTTCTTTGACCGATTCTTCATCAGTATCTTTTTTGTCTTTGACTAATTGTTCTTTAGCCAATGATTCTGAAAGTTCATTTACCGCATTTATATAATCATTTGTAGAAGTTATATCATCATCAGAAATATTTAATTCAGATAATTTTCTTTGACCAGCAATAGAGTTATATTTTTCGGTAGCATCAGTAAGATTTTTATATCCTTCAGATGCTTTATCTAACCAATCAGTTAATTGCTGATAAGTAGTAGAATCTTGAAGAGCCTTTAAAGCATCATCACCAGCTGCATTAGCGTTTTCTTCGGCCTGTTTAATAACTTCTTGAATATCGGCATAAGCTTTTGCCATTTCTTGAGCATCTTCTGTAGAACTTAAAGTAATATGGTCATCTCCAGTTCGATTTCCATACTCATCTTTATATTCAGTATAATTAACATAATCTGATTTTACTGATTTAAAAGCCTTCCTTAAATATTCATCACTTTTATCATCATCAGAAGAGGTCATATTATTCCATTCGGCAGTATATTTATCGCCGATAACATGACCACGCCCTTTGCGCATTTCTGTTTTAAATTCATCTTCAGCATTAATTTTAGCTGTATTAGCTTCAGTTTCTTGTTCTTTAAGAATTGCATCGGTAGCTTTTTTAGCTGCACTTTCAATATTTTCATACTTACCAGTAACTATATCTAAATTAGTAGTTACATTTTCAAGATGAATACCATTTTCTCTTAAAGCTTCATTTTGCTCATTAATAGCATCCCCATAAGCTTTAGCAGCTTCTTCAAAAGCTTTTCTTGATTCAGTACTTTTATCTGTCTCATAAGCCTCTTTAGCTTCTTTATAAGATTTAGCTAAATCATCAAGAGATTGTTTTTGGCTTTCATAAGATTCAATATTTTGATTAGCTTCTTCAATAGCATCTTTATTTGCATCAATACTTTTTTGTACTGCATCATTGTGAAGACTAATCGCGGTTGTAGCCACGCCTATTGCAACAGCAACACCAGTAAAAATACTACCAGCTAATCCAATTCCAGTAAAAGCAGTCTTTAATTTACCAAGAGCACCAGTTAAAATTCCGGCACTACCTGCCTCCGCAGTCATAGCTGCTGTATTTGCCGCAGATGCTGCAGCACTCGCTGCACGCAAATCTTTTAAAACAGTAACCGCTTGACCTACACTCTGAATAGCGAATCCAAGAGAAGTAAGAGCAGAAATAATTGCAGTAATCTTTTCAACAGTTGTAGCTTCATCGTCATTTAAAATTTGCCAAGCATTAGAAAGAGAAGTAGCTGCACCAACTACACTAGATAAAGAACCAGTCATAGAAACAAAAGCTTCAGAAAGTTTAGTTGTATGTTGAATGCTTTCCTCTTCTGCGTCATTTTGTTGTCCTAATACTTGTTCTAATCCGTCTTGATTATTGGTTAATTCTACTATTTTTTTAATATACTCATCTAAAGCTGAAGTGTCTACGTCGTGTAAATCTAATTCTTCTCGGAGTTTTCCTATTTCTTCTGCAAAATCAACATCAACACCAGTTCCACTAGTCATTGCAAAAGTATCTGCCAATTCTTGAAACTGTTGTTTAAATTCCTCTGCGGTTTGATTTGCTTTTGGACCCTCATCTATAAATTGTTTTAAGTTAGCAAGAGCTTCATCTGTTACTAATTCAACTGAATTTCCATCTTCATCTGTAAATTTTAATTTCTTCTCTTCATTAAGCATATTTAAAACATCATATACTTGAGAAGCTTTTTCTCTTAATTCATCAATGCTTAATTCTTCATTTTTCCAAATATCAGATTGTTTACCGAATTTATTTTTAACTGTTTGAATACGGCCATAAGCAACAGATAATTCTTCGTATTTATCAATTAATTCAGTAACATCTTTTTCTTCTTGCTTAACATCTGCATTATATCTAGTATTTGTTTTTTTCTGTCCATTTTCATCAGTATCAGAAACAGTAGTTTTAGAAGCATTTTTAATTATCTTTTCTTTACTTGCCTGCAATTCTTGTTTAGATTGCTGAATAGATTTTGCTTGCGCAGTAATCATACCATAAATAGATTGAGTACTTTCTATTCTTTGTTGATATTCTGCTTTTTCAGCTTCAGATAATTTCCCACTAACTGCGGTTAGCTCAGATTTCATTTTACTAATCTTAGCTAAGCCTTGTATCTGCGAAGTTGCCGCCAAATCTTCACTACCTGCCTGATTCATGGCTTGACTTTGCATTTGTCTTGCATTTTGAGCTTGAATATCTTGGGCTGTTTTTTGTGCATTACCTGTTTTAAAAGATAAAAAAGATGTAATTTGATTTAATGCATTTGGAACTTCTTTAGCGAATTTTTGTGCAACAAAACCACCAATAGTAGTTAAGATACCATACAATCCACCAAATCCATCAATTACTCCACCAAGAGTGTCAAGAACATCAGCCAAAGCATTATCTAATTTCTCAATACTATTTTCATCAATTAAATCATCATATAAACCTTCCCAAGAAGCTTTAACTCTTTTTCTTGCAGCTTCCCATCCTTCAGCATAAATATCTTGTTGTTCTTGTAATGCACCCTCAGAGTCTTCTATGGTTTTAAGATTATCTTTAAAGAAATCCCAGTTATCCATAAGAGAAACTAGTTGTGTATATTGGCGAACGCCTGCTACAGTCTGTGCCAAAGCATTTTGTTGCGCTTTACCTAAAGTGCCCCATTTAGATGCTAATTCGTCAAGAATAGTATCCATATCTTTCATTTCGCCATTAACATCTAATACATCAACACCAACAGCTTTTAATGCAGATGAATACTTATTTAATGTAACACCATCATCCGCAGTTTCACCTAAATTAAAACCTTGGATACGAGCGAAAATTGTCTTTAATGCAGTACCTACTACATCCTCACTTTGACGAGTTTTAGCCAAGATAGTAGTTAATGCAGCAGTTGCATAATCGTATGATAAACCAATTTGGTCACCAACAGCAACGAATTTTTCAAGACCATTTGCAATTTCTTTAGAACTTGATGCGGTTGCAGCACCTAAAGCTGTAATTTTATCCGCATATGATTCAAGAGATTCTGAACCATCTGCATAGTTCTCCCAAATTGCAGTCATATATTGAGAAACTTCTTCTGCACTTTCTTTTGCGGCATTTGCCATCTTTACAGTAATATCAGTTCTCTTTTTTACTTCTTCGTCAGATAAACCTTGCTGGTAGTAAATTAAACTGGCATCAGTATAAGTTGTGGTAGTTGTGCTTAATGATTTTGCAGCTTCATTAGCTTCTTTAGCGAAAGCAGCCATATCATCTGTACTTTTACCAGTTACAATACGAATATTATTTAAAGATTCGTCTAAGTCCTTCGCATATCCAATAGCAGAACCAAGAGCACTCTCAAATCCATGTAAAATATTTGAGGAAATCTGCCATCTTGCGGAATTCTTTAAAGTTGTTACAAATTCCCCTAAACGACCATTTAATTTTACCATTGGTGCATCGGCTTGCGCTATTGCATTTGCCAAACTTGAAAATGTATTAGTTCCACTAGTACCCGCTTTTTCAAGTTCTTTTCTAAAATGTTCAAGATTAGTATTAGATTTATTTAAACTTGTAGCAAATTTAGTTAAATCTAACTTACCTGTATCAGTATTAACAGCATTTTTAATATGCTGTTGTAATTCTTGTGCGGCTTTACTCGCATCTTTTAAATCTTTGTCATCAAAAACTTTAGAAGGAGTTGTTTGAATTTTTTGAAGCTGATTAATTAAATCATCTATTTGCTTTTTAGCAGATGAATTATTAACCGAAAAACCTAACTCAACATTCAACTTTTTAGCCATTTTTATTTTACTCCTTTCTCTCCGTTAATTTCTCTTCTTATCTTGCGCAAAATAAAAAAAGAGGGAAGAGTTAATAAATAACTCTTCCCTTAACTCCTATTAGATTTAATTTCTAAAGTAGTATAATTAACCTAATTTGGCTAACACATCACGAAGCAATTTCATATTATCTGGATTACTAAGTTTTTCATTAATACTTTCAGCCTCCAGATTTAAATCCGAATAATCCTGACCAATAGTGTCAAGAATTCCAAGCGCGCTATTTTGATATTGATAAATAGATTTAATAGTTTCCTCAATTCCTGCGCGAATCTCATCATATTCATTGCTTGGTATTGCCGCGATAACATTATTAATAACATTGTTTGAATTTAATAAATCATAAATCTTTGCTGGATTTTCAAGTTGCTTTTCAGTAAATGTTATATTAGTATAATATTTAACAATACCAATTCCCGCAAATACTTCAACTTTTACAGGATTTGAGAAATTATAATCTTCATCATGCGCCATATTTACAATATAAGAAATTAATTCAAGTTTTTCTTCTACTGGTAAATATTGTCTAACTTCTATCTCATTATCATTTATATTAATAATATTTGTTTCTGTATTTTTAGTTAAATTTAATTTGTTAAAAGTTACTTTAGCCATTCTGACCTTTTTCTCCTTTTTTACTTGTTTTATATGTTAATTGTACCGGAAAAAAATAACAAAGTCAAATTTTTAAATTACGGAGCTAAAAACTGGACCGATACTTCAATACTTCTTAATTGACTTCTAAAGATTCTGAAATACTCTTCAATGCGTCCTTCTTTTAACTTCATAGCAACTTTTCGTGCGTTTTCTGCATCATTACTTATTGAAGATACATCATACCCTTTTAATGCTAATTTGGATAAGTTGGTATTAACTGCATCTAATATCATTTGTGGAATATTACGAACATATAAATGTTTTGCACTTCTATCATTAATAACTAAAGTATCGGCATATCCTTCTTTTTGAGATAAACCCATAGCAATATCCGCGAAGGCACAAATCTTAGCTAACTCATCCGCAGCTTGCATATAAACTTCTTGAGGATTTTGCATTGATAGCATGTAATAATCTAAACCTGAATCTCCTACATTTCTATGAATAGCATCCAGAAGTGAAGTAGAACCTAAATTTCTTAATTCATCTATCGTTTTCCAGTTTTTTGCGGAAATCCTAAATTTTTCACCACCCATTGCATCTGGTAATGTCAGCATTACATCAACTTTACCCTGCTTTTTAACGCCAGTATTTAAAACTGTCACATTAGATGGGTCATAACTAAGAGTAATATTTTGATATTGCCAAAATATTTTAGTTGCGCCGCTTTCAGTTTTTTTTGTTTTCTTCTTAAAGTCAGATTTAATAGACATATCTACATCTACTAAGCCACCGCCACGTGCAACATTTTGACCGCCCAATACAATTTTATCTTGCATATATTCAATAACTTCATCTTCAAAATTATCTGTTACTTCAGCCATTTCATTTGAAAGTAAACCTAAACCATATTCAAGAAAATCTCCATAGTCTATAGGAAGTATAATTAATCCAGCATTATTAAAAGTATTATATAAAGCTCTCAATCCGTTCTGTGCTTCATTTATTTTTTCAAAATCTCCGCCGTGTTTTTTGACAATACCTTTACCAATTTGGGTAGTTTCACCCTCATCTTCATAGGTTTTTAATACATCTTCAATGATAGCTAAAACGTTACCATATTGTTTATTAACTTCATCTAAAACTGCCTGAATCTCTTTAGCATTCTCTGTATTAGCTAAATTATTAATTATATTAACTATTGCATCATATTGAGTTTTCATAGTTCTTAAAGAGGCTCTATGTACATTAGTACTTCTATCTAAAGTTGGTTTTTTATTTAAAGCCTTATAAGTTAAATCACCAATATCACTTGTAATAATTTTATCAGTTTTAGCCTCATATAAAGACCGCAACCTATCCATAAACTGTTTACTATAAGTTATTCCATCGGCATTATCTTCTGAAGGATAAAAAATACTATTTAAATAATCTTCTAATTTTGTATATTCGTCAGAATTAATTCTATTTAGTGAAGAAATTTTTTCTTTGATAATCTTAGTATTGTCTATTAAATTTTGTTTATAAGTATCTGGAAAATTAAAATATTCGTCAAAACTTATTTCCGCCATATATATTCTCCTTTAACGCAAAATAAGGGGAGAGATATAAAATCTCTCCCCTTAGAAATCATTATTTAATTACCAAGACAATGAATCATGAGCTGCTTCGTGAGCAGTACTATGACGATGTAAGTCTTGGCTTCCAGCATCTTTAATAATCTGAATTGCAGCAAGAACTTTCTTACTGTGGTCAAATCTTGTATAATCTGGGAATGCATCCATAGTAAATGTAAATGTACTTGGGTCTCCAGAAGATGCCATTGTAAATGTGAAGTTAGACTGAATCTTGCAGTTAGGAATAATAAATTCAGCAGGCATATCTACACCGTTTGTATCACGGAATAATGTAGAAGCTTCAAGATAATAGTTGCCACCAAATTTATCTGCGGTAATTTCAATCTGCTGTGCATCAGAACCTGCATGCTCTACATAATAATCTACTAAAACACTGTCGAATGTAGTTGCATTCCACTCTGATTTATCAAGAGTATACTGATGAGCATTATCTTCACCAGCTGATACTCCGCTGTATGCTTTATGAGCTTTAACTCTCAATAAATAATTGCCCTCATCATCTTTGTCAACTTCCTCATGTATTGGAATATATGGCTCAGATACAATTTCACCATTTTTCATAAACATTACATAAGCAAAGTTATCATTTTTACCTGTTGGCAGATAAGGTTTCTTACTAAGCTCAATCTGATACTCTAATTCTTCATCTTCACCAGAAATCTTAACACCAGTAGCATCAACAGTTTCTGTTACATGCTGATAAATAGGTTTCTTTTCAGAAGAATTGATAAGTCCTGCACCAGAAAGAATCATGAATCCTTCTGGAGAAATAAGAGCATCTTCCATTGTGAAGGTTACTGTTCTTTCACCTTCCCATGCTACTAAACGAGCATTACCTCTACCACCTTGTGCATATACAGTAGTAGCTGCACCTTCAAGGCTAGAAGTTTTCAGTGTATCAAAATAAATTACAGGCTCATTAGCATAAAAGATTTTATTACCGATTTTTTGTGCTGATTTAGCCTTTAATACAACGTCACAAATTTCGCGGACACCGAATCGCATAAGCTATTTCCTCCTTATAAATTTCATAAATATAAATAGATTATTTATTTAAAAGAAAATAAATAAATAACTCGCTCAATGGATATTCTTCATCCAATTGTCAGGTTGAGAATCTGGCTTACCTCCGGCAAGCCTTACCCGCACATCTAAATCCCAGGCATTATACAATGAATAACGTTCCATTAAATCATATAATTGATACATTGTACAATTTATTAAATCCTGCGGAGGTATTCTTAGTCCTACAGTTAATATAGAAACGTATTGTGTAAATACACAGGAATTTGATTCTCCTTTTTGTGCGGCGACACGTTGGCGACCACGCATTAGTTTTTGAGCGATTTCCCTAGCTTTATCATCTGCTGGATTGAAGGCTTGTTGGTCCATCGGTCCATTCTTACTACAGAAAATTAATCTTAAAGCCTCTTGAAGCGGTTCAAAATTAGTTGCATCTATAGTAATACTACCAGAAGGTAGACCATTAATAACTAATGAGCGTGGAGTGAATAATATTTGCGCCCCTGGAAAAAGTAAAGTTAAAATTTGGATAACATCACGTTTTTTATCAGCGCATTCTTTATCATTCATTACTGTCATAAATATCTGAAAGTTATTTATTTCTTCTAGAACTTTTTTGTCCTCTACAAACATGCTTTTATGTAGACAAAGGGTTTGTACTCCAATAAAAAAATCTTCGTTTCCAATAAAAGCAATTTCTTTTATAGTCGGTTGATGTAAAATAGCTTGGCATTCCGGCACTGGAATATCGGTTCCCGCCATAAGAGCCAAACGTAAATCCATATTAATAGTCCTCTATAACATCTTTGAAATCTTGAACATGCGCTGGATTTTCTTTAGGCTGTACATTATTTTTATCTTCCTCGCCATGATAAGCTAAAAATTGTACACATAAACCGCAATATTCATCAGTTAAATTCAAATCACTAGTTCCAGTAAAATCTAATGTTCCTATTCCAGAGAGGTGTTTATCTGTAAACATTGAGTCTAATTCTGCGGCAATTCTATAAGGACGTATTTTAAAATCCTTCATTGCCCATTGCTCCACATGACAGCAAATATCAAATTCAATAATACAACTTCTGTATTCTGGATTTGAGCTAGGAACAAAATCTCTGATTCTAATTATAATATAAGTTTTTACATCTTTGTCGACATAAACTTTAGGTCTAATTTTTATATTTTTATCTACCATTTCTAATTTTTGTTCTTCAGTTAAAGCTGGCTTTTCAAGAGCATCTTTAGACGCATAATAAAGTAACTTTAATAAAGTTTTGTTAGAAAAAATACTATCTATAATTATAGACATATCTTTTTCGATAGATAGAAAACTTGATTTAGTCGGTTTATAATTTTCTACTTTCATCAACCAAATCTCCTTTAACTCTTAAAATAAAGACTCTACGATAATAGTTTTTGTTATATTGCCGCATGTAAGCTCAAATTGACCACTAATAGGAGCAATCCATTTAACCTTACATTTCTTAGGGTCTTCATCATCTATTATTAGTTTAACTGGATATTTTCGTTTATCTACAGACCATTGTTTTCCAGAAGTACCAGTCCAAGTAAATTCATATTCAATCTTAGGTTTGATAAAAGCTGGTCCCTCTATCATTTGTTCGATGTTTTCTGAATTTGGATTTTCTGGTTTAGTTATTAAACTCCCAACTAATCCTTTTTCAACATCATCTTCTTCTTTATTAATATAATACTCAACTGCATGAATTCTAATTATTCCAGGAGTACTAATCCAGTCCACTGCTTCTGTTCTCCAACAGACATCAGGTGAACCCGCAATTAGTCCCTTTAAATAAAATTTAGCATATCTGCGGAAATATTTAACTGTAGCTTCATTTGCGGGCATCAATATATCAAGTGAAAAGTTTGGTCTATCAATACTAATTTCGTGCTTTTGGATATAATCAATTTTAGTTTCTACTGGACCTTGAACCGCCATATAACTAGAATGTAATCCATCTTCATCTTCCCAATTAACAGTATAACTACAACGTCTTATACTTCCTCTAAAATAGGCTAATTCAGTTGTATCTTGTAAATATATTAACCAATGAGTTTGAGTACCAGTCCATTCAAATACATCTCCTGGTTTCCAACCATCCTCATAATATCCAGATAAAATTTTATCATCATAGCTTTGTTTTGTTTTATCAGGATTAATTAAAACTCTAGTTTCAACTATTCCTTCTTCTTTTAAATCTTCCAAGTCTTGAGTGAGTTTTTTAACATTCGCACTTTGATAAGAATACAATAAAGCTCTTTCCAAACTGCGGCGTTTGTCAAAAATCATTCTTTCTTGTTGATAATAACCGCCATTTACTTTCATTCGACCAGCGATATTTGTTACACCTTCAATATTATCTTGTGCTCGCATTTTTAGCGGGTTTGGACGCTCTAGAGGTGCGCTGGTTGGCTTTGAATTATTAAAAACTCCTAAACGTCTTAGCATTAAATTTAAAGAGGGGTTGCTGTCTTCCTTATAACTTGTCATCCGTTTAGCTCCTGTAAAAGACTTATGCATTCAAAAATAGTCTTACGGTATAGCTCAAATGTTGTATCCTTAACTCGCAAGCCCTCTAATTTACTAAGTAATTGTAAAAAAGTAGGCCCAATGAAAATTTCATTAAGCCCAGCAATTTCTATAATAACAGTATCAAGTTGTTTTGACCAATCCTCTTTATGTTCACGCATTGGAATTAATTTCCATAACTGATTAGTTAAACGTTGAACATTTTTAATTATATCTTCATTAGAAAAACCAATATTATATTTATCGAGGAGGATGGTACCCGTTGGCATCTAGTGCACTCCTCTCCCGCAATACAGTCCAATTAGAATGATAATAACCTTTATCATCTAATCTTCTGCGTTTATATAAACGCTGCATATGAAATGACTCCGTTTTTGCGGTTTCAAGCAAATTCATTAATTTAGATAAATGGTTTGCTTGGGAAGTCATTTTAAAATCACTTCCATAATATTTCATTCTGGTATTTTCTATTGAATTAACTTGTCTCTGAACCCAGCTTTGTTTCATTAACAAAGCCAATATATTTATTTCTTCAGAGGTAAGATTTGCATTAAAACAAGAACGGTCAACTAATACGTCTGGAGTTTCGACGATATTTTCTTCTAACCCATCCCATACGACACCAATAATGAAATCCCCATCAAGGACTTCATTTTCTTTAATCTGTACTACTTGTATAGTATAGTTGGAGATATCTTGTCTTGGAAATTCAAATCCAGGAATTGCATCAATCAAAAGATTTTGCAAATCTTTAATGGTGTCTTCTGGGGTTAATTCTATATACATATCGTCTGTAATTTTACCAAGAAAACGATTATAAATAGCAGAAAAAAGTGTACCTTTTCTCTGACCTTCCATTATATAATCCTCCTGATTATTTATCTAATTTTGCTGTTGTTGTAGTCTGGACTACATTATATTTAGGTGTTGTTCTACGACCTTCTGGTGCGGATTCAGTTTTTACACGACGCTCTTTAGTTTCTACTGCTGGAGCATCCGCATCTTCTTTTTCTTTCTGCATATTAGCAAGAGCTACTGTTACATCGAAGCCTGTTTTCTTTTTCAGAGCATCTCTCTTATTAATATCATTCAGAGGTAGTGAAACTGCAAATTTCTTGATTAAATCAATTACACCTACTGGTGCAAAATCAAGACAATCAAGAAAAGCATCAAGAGAACCATTATTCATTAAATCTACAATCTGCTGTTCACTTAAATCATATTCTGGTTCACGATTAATACCTAAATCTCCTGTAGCCTCAGGGTCAATAATCTGCAAGAAATTCTGCATAATTGCTCTACCACCAGGCTGATAAGAAAGTTTCTCTAACTCACCATATGTGATATTTTTTGTCTCTCCAGGAGCAAATTCCCTACGAATATTAATCTCCGGAATTGAATATACAGCTAAACTTGCACTTCTATTTTTAACTTTAAGAATTTTTGAACTTTCCATTATATTATCTCCTTTATCTCAAACAAAAATAAGGGGAGAGGGAAGCTTCTCCCTCTCCCCCAGTTTTTTATATTAAATTACCGAGTATAGATTACGCGATTGTACCGTCTTTGCGGCCATCTAATGTAATAACTTTACCTGTGATGCCATCAAGTTTCCATGTATCCATCTGGCCCATAAGTGAAGTATCAACATAAGCGCAGATATCATTTGTTAACATACAAACGACTCCGACTTTCTTATAAACCTGAATCTCTCTTGAACGGTCTGCATTTGTGTACTCATCAACAATAGTATTTCCTTCAAATGCAATCTTAACAGGTTTACTGTCAGCACCACTAGGAATAATCCAAGCATAACCTGGGTCGATTACTTTGCGGCTATTAGTTTCATCCTCAAATCCCTGCTCAAGGATGATAACTTTGTGACCTTTATAAGAAGCAAGACGTCCTGTTCTCCACAGCTCATCTTTCATGGCTTCTGTATATCTCCAAGCTTCTTTAGGAATCATATTTACTGCAAATTCGTATGTACAATAAATAGTAGGTGTTCCATAAGCAGAAGCGATTGTAAGAAGTTTATCAAAAGCTGCTTCATCAAATCCTGTTGCGGCAACTCTATTTGCAGGAGGTAACTGGTTGATAGAAGCTTTAAGTGCAGCTCCAACCTCTTTATAGATTAATTCGTCCATACCTTCCATAACAATTCTTGTTACTTCAGCGAAATCTACACGACCATCAAGGAACTCCTCAAATCCAATCTGAGCTGCTCCACCAATAGCAGATGTACGAACTTCAAAGCTCTCTTCGTTTTTACCAAGTTTAAATACTTCGTAAATACCTGCAAGACCTACTCTTGTAATAAACTGTTTAGCACGATTATTAGAAGTAAGTTTACGTCTGAAAAGAATTTTATCTCCCTGCGCAAATGTGCGGGTTTCTGCAAACTGATTATACTGTTCTACCACTTTCTTTGGAAGAACTTCATCTAATGTTTCCTCAATAATTGAGAAAATTGTATTTTTATTTTCACGATACAGTGAGTATGTACCAGCTAACTCATTAAGCTCTCTACGAAGAGTTTCATTTAATGCGTCATAACTAAGGTTCTGTCCACCAAAGCTATAAGCTGTAGGAGCGGAAGGGTCAGCCTTTGCAACTGTTTTCATTAACTGAACTAGATTTTGTCTATCTAACATTATCTTCTTCCCCCCTTATTATTTAATACGCATTACCTTAACACCTTTTTGGTGGTCTGGCATTGTATAAACTTTAACTACTTGCCACTGCATATCAGCATCTTCAGCACCTGTTTTAGCAAGAATACCATCTTTAGCCTGAGGTGTAAGAATATCTCCAACAGTAAGAGTAGTTTCATTAATAGTATTAGTAGTAAAGATGTCACCTACATTTGTTTTGAAAACACGAGGTACCATTGTAGTTCCCTCTGGCATTTTCTTTTCTTTGTAAGGTCCTACGATATGGAATGGGTCTTCATTGTAATGAATCTCATACATATCTGGTCCGGCAGTAACATCATCATATTTATATGTTTTAGAACCAATCTTAATAGAATCTTTTCCTTCGGCATCTACACCGTTGTAGTAACGAGACTGTCTATCGAAAGCTTCATCACCACCAGCTGTTGGATTACCATCTTTATCTACTCCATATCCAAATGGACTATAGATACGTGCCTGATAATCATCTTTTCTCATTGCGAATTCGCAATCAATCTGATGTTCTCTATATAATTTTGTTTCATTATAAACAAGCATCCATTCACCTTTACCAGTGAAATTAACCAGTCCTGAAGCATAATCATATTTTACAAACTGACCTTGCTCAAGAACATTAATTTTACTATCAGCAGGTAGTTGAGCATAAATCTGTGCAGTTCTTTGAGCAGATAAATGGTTTGGTTCTACTTGTCCATAACCATACTCAACATATGATGCCTGGCTCTTAATATTTTTCTTTAAGAAATCACTAAGCATTATATATCCTCCTTAAAAATTTATTTCATTTCTTTCTCAACTTCCATTGCTGCTTTTACCCAGGCTGGAGTTGACACGTCATCAAATTCTTCACCATTAAAATTAAATGTTGTTGGTGGAGTATCTTTGTGTTCATCATCATCTAAGTTAAAATTAACTTTATTACGAACACAAATTACAGAAAGTTTTGCTTCAATATCATCAAGAGAATATTTATCAATGTTTTCTGTAACATCTTTTTTATCCTCATCTGATAACATATAAAATTTATCAATCATCTCTTGTTTCTGAGTTCTTTCGTTTGCGAGTTTAAATTCTCTTAAACCATCAACCTCAGATTTTAGAGCGTCATAATCAGCTTGAAGTGCGGAATATTTATTAGAAAGTTCAACATATTCTGGAATTTCTTCAAGAGCATATTTACCTTTCTTTTTCTTTTTTTCGTCTTCATCATCATCTGGATTTGAGTTATTATCCCCATTTCCTTCATCATCTTTGCTGTTATCACCAGATTTTGAAGTATTTCCTTCTGTATTTTTATCAGAATTAGGGTCATTTGTTTGTTTATTTTTGTCCTTGTCATCATCTTCTTTTTTCTTGAAAGAAGCTTCAAATGCTTCAACATCAGCCTGTGCAAACTGAGCTTCAGCTAACGGAACAAACCCTGCCATATCTTCGACTTCAGACATATTCTCTACTTTATTCTCATTTAAACTAAAGTTTACACGAGAATATTTAGAATTATCAGAACGACTTTGAAGAACAGCAAATAACTGGTCACCCTCAAGCAATACATTAGATAGAGAATAATTCTCATGGTCAATATTGCTGTAAAGTTGATTCCACAGATTATCGCCAACTGTTACTGAATATTTAGTAAACACTTGTGTTCCTCCTTTATTATTATTTAAAATAGTTTTTAATTCTTTTAATTCTTGCATCATGGAATAAATCTTATGTTTAAATCCATTATCAAAAGAAAATTGAGTAGGTGTGATATTAGAACCCTCAAAACAAGGTTCGCAATTTTCACCTAAAATACATAGTTTAGATACTATCGCCTCATTAATAATAAAAAGTTTAAGTTTTCCATTATTAAAGTTTGTCCAAGTTCCATCTAAACTAACATCATCTAATTCCATAGATTGATTATTGCCATTATCAATGATTCGTTGGCATTCCGGATATTGTCCAGTCCACAAGTATCCTTCAGTTACTAAGTATTCTCTTTCATACTTACCATCGTCAAGATATTTCTGAAACCAAACTTTAGCATTCAAGTCAACGAATCCATAAGGTCTAGTTGTGTCACGCACAACAATTTTTCCATTAGAAATATCAATGCTTCTATTATGTTCCTCAAAATCTCCAGAAGCCTCGTTGTAAAAACCTACAATCGGACTTCCTGGCAAAGAATTAGCCATTTGTTTAGCTACTTCTTTTGTAATGACAGATTTGTTGCGGTTTGGGTTATCCCCTACGTAGCAAACTTTAATCTGACATTTAGAGATTAGAGGATTAAGTGGAATAACATTAATAATCTCACATGGTGTTTCTAATTGAACACTTGTATGCATTATTATCCTCCTAGCTCATTGATTCACGATTCTGAATTGTTTTTTCACTTTTTTGACTATCAGCTTTTTCTGGTCTACCGGCTTCGCCGCTAGACTGCTGTTGCTTTTGCTGATTAGCATTTTTTCCAGAATTATTTGTCGTATTATTTTGATTTTTATTTGTATTATCTTGCTTATTTGTGCCCAAAATATCTTCTCCATTTAGTGTAGAACTCATTAATGGTGGAATCATAATAGAACTCAAATGTAATACTTCATTTTCAAAATGAGCAGTATGAATAATAGAACTCTGAGAATGTCCAAGCGCAATTTGCGGCAACATCTTAGAATAACCAATTTGTACTTGTTCTTTGTACATTTTAGATAAGTCTTGATAATTGTACTGAGTAGTTTCTAGCATGAAAAACTTAAATACAAATTTTCTTTTATTGCTACATTTAGCACGAGTAACCCTATCAAAAAAGATATGAAACTGTAAAAGAATATTTCTAGTAGTTGCTTCATCATTTAAGATAGATTTCTCAAGAGATAAGTTACCATCAGTATTAAAGATGTTTTGAGAAATACCAAGAGAATTAAATAATGTTCTTTCTACTTTTTCCAAATCATCTTTAGTAGTGGTAGTATTACTATCTGACATATCCTCTACGCTGACATCCGCAAATGTAGTCAATACATCTACACCAATAGCGCGACAAAGCATCTCAACCGCATTATTGTGTATATCTCTTGCTTCATCCACATCAAAAATCAAATCCCCATTTTTATCTAATGGAAGCTTTTGAATAACAATTTTTAATAATTGTTGCATTTGCTTGCGGCGGTCTAAGTCCTGTGCAGCATCCAAATCAAGTAAATTTGGAATAGCATTTACGAACATAGGAATGTCATTGTTGTTAAAATTGAATTTAACAGTTGAATCTGGGTCAAGTAAATACCATGTGCCAAATGGGTCCATCATGTTATCTACTGGAAGTTTTCCTTGCTTATAAAGTAAATATCCTTTTTGAAATTCTTTAGGAAACATTTTAAGTACTCGCATACGATAATTAATATCTCTAAAATGGTCATCAAAAAATTTCATATTAAATTCAACTGCTGGATTCATACCTACATTATATCTTGAACGACAATAATTAATAGGTAACTGTTGAAGCATTAATCCATCCGCTCCATCTACCAAGTAGCCATAGTAAGCGCCATCCTTAACGACAGCTAAAGCTATATCCGCACACATTTTCTTAATATGAGTATTATCCAAATAATCTAAAAGGTAATTAAATTCTTTTAAGATTTTTTCTTCTTTAACCTTATCATCTAATACTTCTGGTACGATATACCAATCGTATCTATATAGAGTGGCAATATAATTACATACACGAGAATATATACCACTAGTTCTATAAAAGTAATTAGAAATTTCACGAAGAACAGGAACATTATTTTCAGCTAAAGCCTTTAAAATCCAACGCTTATCCGCAAACATAGGATTAATCTTTTTAAGAGAACCTAAATTTAATGTTGCGTCATCTAGCGTTTTAGCTCCAACCTTAATTCTACCATATTCTATTGGTGCTTCATTTCCACGTCTTGTATCTACTATACTAAAGCCTTTGGAGCGAATTTGTTCTTGTCTTTGTCTATCTATCAAGACCAATTACCTCCTTAATATCCAGCTTTTTCCATTATATAATCGTAGGATATAAGATGTTCTTCTGTATAAGGAATTTCTATCAAAGTAAGTCCATGTAAAGCACAAAATCTACGTTTCTTATTATCATTGAACTGCTGTTGGTACAATCCTCTTTTACCGCCAAATTTTGAACTTGCTTCATAATGTTGCTTTCCTTGATATTCAATAAGAAAATCAATTTTACCATCATCATCAAAAACTACAAAATCAAAGCGTAACGGTCTACCACTAGAGCTTTTAAGTTCTGGAAATATATATTCTTCTTTAAAATTTAATTCTGCTTTTTGTAATATCTCTTCTATTTTAATCTCTCCTCTAGAAGCGCGCATCCATTATCCTCCTTTCGCATTTTATTGCTACTATTACTGAAAAATTAATAGTAGCAATAAACATATTTTACCCAACACTTTTATCTTAATTAAAGAATTTCCATTCGCTTGCAACAAAACGTTTTTTCTTTTTTTTAGAATCTTCTTCTGTTTTTATATAATATAAACCATATTCAAGAGCTGAGAATTTATCCTTTTTGATTGCTCTATTAGCTTGTTTAAGGATAATATTAACACCCTCATTTTCTTCTCGAAGATTCATAAGTTCTTCTTTAAGGATAGAAGTTAATGTGAAAGGTCTTAAATATTCAGCACGTTTTTCTGGAGTCATGGTTTGTCCAATTTTAGTACCAAGTAATTTAGTTTTTGCAATACGTTCATCCTCAAGGAATTTAATTTTACCAGAAGAAAGCTGTGATTGCATATTAGCATGCGCTTCTGTATTTATAGGTGCATTCGCTTTTATCATATATATCGCATCTTGTTCACAATCAACAGTTTGGAACTTCTTATAAAATTTTTCTTCATCATTATAAACACCAAAATCCGCAAAAAATTCATTAGTGTCTGGGTCAATTTGAGATTTGACCAAATAATCCATAAGTCCAATACCAATACCATTAGCATCAATAACTAATCTGCGGGCTTTGTATCTATAAAATAAACGTTTTACTTTAATAGCTTGGTCTTCAAAATGGTCATCATGGAATGTATAAATATTAACTAACTGCTTCATAGATACATCCTGAGAACGTGGAGTTACTTTAATTACGCATACTACAGAATCACAACCTTTACGACCAACATCCATAGATAGTATGTAATAGGCATTTTTGCTTGAACGACCAGATGCTTCTTTTTCTGGCTGTTTAAGAATTCTATTGCGGTCAAATGCTTCAGAACTAAAGAAGGCATCTTCAATAGTACCAGACCAAACGGATTCATATTCACGAGCAAAGGAACTTTCATTGAAAGTACCATCCATTTTTAAGTCTTTGATAAAGTTTTTATCAAGCAATTTAACCAATACAGGGATACGATAAGTACCACCCATTATCATTGATTTTTCTGGTTTAACTATTTGCCACACTAAAAGCTGAATAAGCTTATCATAAGGATATGTATTCTTATAACCTGCGGTTGTAATATAAACCTGGCTTTTATTGAGCTGCTCCTCTGGATGGGTTGACCCATCCATACACATACGGGAAATGTTCATTGTCAAGAGAAAATTATTCAATTTCCTCTTGGACTATATCATCAACTAAGTTAATAGTTGCGAGGCGCTTGGAAGAAATGGTAAACTCTTCTCCTACTCGGCTACACTCATCACCGATAGTCTCTACACCTTCCTAATTAATATAATTAGGCTTGGCACGGGATTCTTGACTCTTCCCCGTTAGCCTACTTAAAATAGACACCCCTTTACCACGGGTTCACCTCGTTTGCGCTAACAGCTCACGCTGCTAGGCCCCAAAATCTAGGGATTATTACTTCACTTAAAATTTGTCCATCAACACCTACACATTCCTCTATAAGTCCACCATGACGACGCTTACCACGGGAGCTCTCCCTAGCCGCAATATTATCAAAGTATGAACCATTTTTAAATACATACTTACAATAATCTTTACCTTCAAGAGTTACACCACGATTCCAGTCGATTTCATTTTTAAATGCGGGTATCAGTGTACAAATCTCTTGAACTTTTTCTTTTACAATTGCCGCAGCCTGCTCTTTACCGCCAGATGTAACGAATAGTTTACATCCAGGATATAATACGCAACGGCACATTAATACCATCATAGATAAGAAAGATTTTGAATATGCACGTGGGAAAACCGCGTACACATATTGATGACGCATACAAATCCGCAAGAATACTCTTTGATAAAAGAAAAACTTAAAATTCTGCGGATTGCGGTCTTTTAATAAGAAGTCAATGAAAATATCTGGATATTCTCTCCAGAAACTTATGTATTGTCTTGCTACTGGAATAATAGCATTGACACGTTCCTCGGATAAGCCAATCTTATCTCGAGACTGAGAAAGAGCTAATAAATCTTGTAATGCCATTTATTTACTCCTCCTCGAGATACTCTTTCATTACTTCCTCAGAAGCTTTTTCTTCATCTTCTTCAAATTCATTAAATTCTTCAAAATCTTCATCTTTAATTTGGTCAACATCTTCAAGACTAAGAATCTCATCTTCGATATCTTCATCTTCTTCTTTAGCCTCTTCACGCGCCATAGTCTTAACCGCACTCTCAATTAAGTTACCTAAATTCATTTCATCTACAACAAGAGAACGAGTATAGCCTTTTAAGTCTGCGATTGTTTCATCTACCCTATCTCCTGGTTGGTCAATATAATATCTAGGTATAAATCCTTCTTTTTCGCAAATAGCTACAAGTTCTGAAATAGAATCTACATATTCGCCAGATTCAGCTTTATTTTGCGCCGCAGTAAATTTACCTGATTTCATAAGTGAATCATACATACGAAGCATCTTTTGCGCACCATCAACATCACCAATATCCAAAAGCTGATTAGATTTTAGTGAGGTTTTGCACAAAAGTTTCAAGTTGTCAATATGACCTGCGGATTGAATATCATAAGATTGCATCATTTCATTATAGAGCTGTTCAAGTTTAACCCATTCTTCTGGTGTGTAAGATTTACCCCATTTAAGTAATAAATAACGTTTATCATCATCCGTGAGGTCTGCCGCAATGTCAATATCATATTCTGCGTTTTGCTCTGCAAAATAATCATCAACTCCAAAAGAATCTTGTGGAACTTCAGGTGTTTCTGGAATGGCTATAGTTGGTCTTTCTGGTGCAGATACATGACTTTGCTCAATAACTTTAGCTATTTCCGCGGCTTCGTATCCTTGTCGCTTCATAGTTTCTTCCATCTTGTGGTCTGCCATTTGCTGAAGAAATTCTGTATCTTTGAAACGATAATCTCTAAATTGTTTTAATTTCATTTTAGCAAGATAACGACCAATAATAGTTGTACCTGTCATCGTCTTGCCTTCACCAGCATATTTTTGTAATAATTTATTCCATTCTTCTGGAATATAAGGAACATCACATTCTTCTAATATCCACATATATGTGCTAGAATCCCAATTATCTACATGCATTGTAAGGCATTTTTTGCATTGATGCAATTTGCCTTCTGGATATTTCTCTAAATTATTAGAACCATAAAATTCAGTTCCTCTCATGGTACGCTGGCATTTATCGCAGAAAAATGTATCATTATTATTTGCTGCCATAAATCATACCTCCTTTATAAAGGATAAAGAAAACCTGAATCTTATTATTTCTTTTTGTCCTTATTTTTTTTATTTCTACATTCTTTGCAAATAGAATACCAACCATCTTTGCTAGTTTTATTTTTGCTAAAGTATTTATTATGTGCGAGTTTAATCTTCCCGCATCGACTGCATCTTTTATATTTGCCTCTTTCAGTATTCAAAAAATACCAACTCAATTCTATATCTTCTGCCTTAGAAGCGATAAGATTAGGAATTTTTTTACGCCACAAACTCGAAATATATTCTAAACTATGCGTAGTATTATATTTTTGTTTTAAAATTTTTTGAATTTCTATATTCTGCAATCCATCTATTTTACATTTAACAATTTCTTCATATAAAGGAAATTCTTGTAATGCTTCTGTAGCGACATTATCAAATGATTCCATAAGATACCATAAGTCACCTTCAAATCTTCCCCAGCCTTCCTCTTTTAGTTGAGAATAATTACAAAGAATTAATGAACAAACTGCTGGGTCGCATAAAGAAACTCCACTAGGGACGATATAATTATTTTCGTCTAAAGTAAAACCTTCAACTAATCTAGAAGCAAAATTAGAACGACTGATTTTATTGAATATGATTGGTTTGCGGTAAGCATTTTTTATTACATATTGGTCTTTCCGCATTTCAATCAACGCCTTTTTAATTATATAGGCATCACGTCCTTGCGCCTTTTTAAGTTTCATTTCCCAGTTATTAATAGCATCACGTAATTGTCTTAAATAAGGTATTTCTTCTAAATCTTTTTTTGTTATTGTCACTTTTGGTTGAAATATTGTAGTTTTACTTTCGTTTATTAAATTATAGATACCATCTTCGCCATTTTCTAATTGGGAAACAAGACCCTCATAAGAAGTTTCTCTTTTATTAACAGTAGTCATACGATTTTCTGTCAAGATTTGTTTTTGTTTCTTTTCTTGTTTCTCCATACAAAGAACGAGATAGTCTGCTAAAATTTCTAAATATCGCTCACTAGGCTCAGGAGTTTCTTCTAAAATTTTCTTTACTAACTCATTTCTTTCTTCTGGAGATTGTATAGTGTAATCTAATTTAATCATAATTTACCTCCAGTATTAAGAACATTATATCGCAAAACTTGGACAAAGTCAAATCCATTGACAACATTAAAATTTTTTGATATTATATTAGTAAATTAAAGGTAAAAATAAAGAGGATAGAAATATGATTTTAAGTATAATTATTTATGTCTTGTGGATGCTTATGTTTTTATCTTTAGCTATTCAATCTGCGGATTCGCTGTATCAATTAGATTGGGCAGAAATGTTCATTGTACTTATAATATTTTTAGTAACAGCTCCCGCATTTTTCATTTCAAATATTGCCACATGGGCTTTAGACCTTTTAATGGGTGATAATTGGGATGGTAGCGACGATGATAATATTAAATTTAATTAAGGAGATAAAATAAGATGTTATTAAGACCAGAAAATGCAAGAAGAAGATTAGATTCACTTGGAAGAATTACACTTCCAAAAGGTTTAAGAGATAGAATGTTTATGCGTGACAATGAAGAACTTGAATTCTTTACTTTTGATTTAGATGGAAAAATGTATATCGCACTTTCTGTAGCAGATGGTGTAGACCCAAAATATCTTGCTGCAAAATCAATACTTGAAGAGCTCGGCGCAGATATTCCAGATGAGCTGGAGGATAAAATTAATGAAAAGAATTCTTAAATATTGTTTAAATGATATTGGAGTTCTTGAACTACCACTTGTACAATTTCTTGAAGTAAAAGCAATTCAAGGACGTACTTATCTTTGGGCATTAACTGATACTTCTGCTCCGATAAGAAGTTTTTTTGTAAACCCTATTGGAACTGGACAGCCGATTCCTGAAAAAGTGTTACAAAATACCCAATATATTGGAACTACCATTGAGAAACCTTATGTATGGCATTGGTTTTTAAAAGAAACAAATCTTACTGAAAACCGCACAGAAGTTACAGTAAAAGACCAAAATGGACAAAATTTAAAAATTAAATTATAATATATATATATATAAAATAAATAATAAAGAAAAGGAAAAAGAAATGGATAATAGTGAACTTGGTATCAGAATGAAAGAGCTTTATGAAAAACCTGCAAGAACTCAGCTACTTCGCCGCATGCCAGTAGCTATCCGCATTGATGGAAAAGCTTTTCATACATTTACTCGTGGATTTAAAAAGCCTTTTGATAAGGTACTTATGAATTCAATGGCAGATACAATGCAGTATCTTTGTGAGAATATTCAGGGCTGTGTTCTTGGATATACTCAGTCAGATGAAATTACATTAATTCTTGTAGACTATCAGACTTTTCGTACTGATGCCTGGTTTGATTATCAGGTCCAGAAGATGACATCTGTAGCCGCAAGTATGGCAACTATGGCTTTTAACCGCGCATTTGAGATGTATGCCAATAGTCATATTGGATACCTTGACCGCACAGGTTTTATTCTTACTACTGATGGCGAAAAATACGCTAATAATTTAAGAAGAGCCATGCGGCAGGGAGCTTGCTTTGATGCAAGATGTTTTAATATTCCAAAAGAGGAAGTAACAAATCTTATTTATTGGCGGCAGTTAGACGCGACGCGCAACAGTATTCAGATGGTGGGACAGGCAAACTTCAGTCAGGGGCGTCTTGACCACAAGACTTGTGAAGATATACAGGAAATGCTTTTTCAGGAAAAAGGCATTAATTGGAATGATTATTCAATTCCAGAAAAAAGAGGATGTTGTTGTATTAAAACTGAAGAGCGGGAGACAATTAAAGAACCAAATGTTTATTTTGGAGAACAAATTGGAGAAAAAATAATTGTTCGCCGCAAATGGAAGATTGATTACGAAATTCCTATTTTTAAAGGCGCAGATAGAGATTATATTGATAAATTAATTTTTATTGAGCCAACCGCATGAATGTAGGAATAATTGGAGGCACACTTGATGATTATGACCTTTTAGATAAGAAGTTGAATGAGCTTATTGAAATAAAGGGAACATATTTATTTAACATTGTGTGCTCTCCCAATTCTTTGGGAGATAAATGGGCAGAAAATAACGGCTCCGGCAAAAGATATTTTTTCGGCGCATTTAATGATTATATTAAGGAACTTGATTTCGCCATTGTATTTATGAATGAAAAAAATTTGCGCCATCCAGTTTTGGAGAAGCTGAAAAGAGAGGGAAAACATGGTACGGTGATTATAAGATGAAAATTAAGACGGAAGAGAGAAAAGATTTTATAATAATCACTTATACTCTTGGTGAAAATGATATAGATGAAGTTTATGGAGTATTTAAACATGTCTCAGAAGTATTTCCTGACAAACATGTTATTGCAATTCCAAATACGATAAATGTTAGTGATTATTTGGATGATGAATCCGCAATTAGACTTTTAGAGTCAGTTGAAAAAGAATTAAAAGAAATTAAGGAGAATAAAAAGAATGGGCAAAAATAAAAGTAAGAAAGCAAAAAGAACAGAATTTCAGATTATGAGAAGCCGCATGGCAAAACTTGATTATCAGATGAAGAAAGAGGCTGAGGATGCAAAAAGAGATAATAGAAAAAATAAAGGTAAAACCGCAGGAGATACTGAGTTCGCCGTACAGCTGTAAGGTATATCAACCGAAACCCACACCATATAAAATTGTATTGGTAGATGATAATGGAAGAGAATTTTTTATTTTACCATGCAATAAGAAATTTAATTGGTTACAAAGAAAAATGTTTAAGTTACTGTTGGGATTTGAGGTAAAGGAGAATAAAGAATGATTGGAATTATTGTTCCACTTATTGTGTTATTTTTACTGAGAAATTACTGATAACGAAAACGAAGAAAATGCTTTAATGTTATATAAAAATTAAGGAAAATGGGAGAGATGCGAATGCGTTTCTCCTTTTCCTATAAAGGAGATAATTATGGTAGAAATTAAAGATTGGAAAGAATTTAAAGATAGTGGATTGCTTTGGTATACAAATTTATTTTTACACGCTTTTGGATGGTGCTTGCTTGTGGAACAAGATGATGATGGAAATATTAATGTGGGTGTTCCTGCGCGAACTGATTTTAGGGGTTTTTCTACTGAGATTAATGATGCTGGATATTTAAAATTAACTGAGTGGGTTAAAGAACATATTGATGAATTAGATAAAGACGTGGAAGATTTAAGGTGCGTTGAGGGAGCTACTAACCCAAGCCCTGTCAAAGATTGATAAAATGGATTTAAGAATCAGTAATCTGAAATCCAAAATGGCTTTTTCTCGTAATCTGAAATCCAAAATGGCTTTGAAAAGAGTTTTGTCCAGAGCAAAACGATTTTCGATTTTAAAAAAATTTTTTTCACGAAATATACCCCCGGGTAAAAGAAACCTCAAGTCCATTTTCATTTCAATTTTATCTGAGAAAAATACATAAAAAGTAATGACGCGCTCGTCAAATCCTCGGGCCGTGAGCGCAGGCTTAGGCCCGAATTTCAAGTATAACACGAACTACAACAATTTGTCAAGCAAAAAGTTGCACAAAAATATTTCAATTCACTTCCCAAAATTCGTCACTTTGCACAAAGAATATTTTCAGCACCTTGCACAAAAATACTAGTCAATCTTTGTGCAATATTACCTGTTGACATCGCCGCACATCTGTGGTATAATAGACTTGATGCTCTCGTGGAGCGAAGTTCGTAACCAAAACTGCGGTTTCCAGTAGCTCGCTTGTTAAGAAATTAACAAAGAAAAATTACAAAAACCTCTTGACAAGTGGCTACCTATGTGTTATACTATGTATAAAGAAAGAGAGAAAGAGAGGACAAGGACATGAAGTATGAGGTTATTGATAGTGATGGAAAGTTTGTTTTGTTGACTAGTAGTAAGAGTTTAGCTGAACTAACTGCCAAGAGAACAAATGGTACTATCATTGAGACCTATCTGGTATAGGGCGGGTTAGCCTAGGCTAACTCCTCAGCCAGCAGGTAAAGAGAAAAAGAGTAAAAAAGGTCTTGACAAGCAAGCACAAAGGTGTTATAATAAATATAAAGATAAAAGAAAGAGAGAGTGATTAGTATGACAGATAATAAATGGTTATGGTTCGACATGGATGGAACTTGTGTAGACTTCTATGGAGTAGAAGGTTGGCTTGACTATCTGATGCAAGGTAGTACAGTGCCTTATGAGATAGCAAGACCGCTTGTATCTATGAGCTTATTTGCACGGCGTGTTAATGAGCTACAAAGACGTGGTTATAAGATAGGTATTATCTCATGGGCAAGTAAGAATGCAACACTTGACTATGTACAGGCAATAGAAGAAGCCAAAAGAAAGTGGTTAAAGAAACATCTTCCTAGTGTAAAATGGAATGAAATTATTGTAACAGAGTATGGACAGAACAAACGTGCGGCTGTGCCTTGTGGCGGGATTCTCTTTGATGATGAAATAAAGAATAGAGAACAGTGGCATGGGGCTAACGTGGACGCTGTGGTTATGATGGACGTACTCAAAGAGTTAATACAGTGTCATGCGTAAAGGAGTAAAGAGAGAACAAACGTTCTCTCTTTATCTATATTCTGCGGTTCAAGGGACGCAGATTGTTAAAAAATTAACAGGAGTGTTAATAGAATAACAAAGACTAAGAAGTAGCGACACTTCACCACACTAAAGTGATAAAGCATTAAAGTATCGCAGTGATGTAGTAGTACAGCATTCCAACAGTAGAAGATTAATGCGGAAAAGCAAAAAATATTTTTAAAAATTTTTCATTTTTCTATTGACAGATTAATTCAGTTGTAGTATACTATAATCAAGTTAAGAGAAGAGGAGGTCATTACAATGACAGTAAAAGAAATGATGGATAACGTAATCAGACAGTTAGGCTTTGAGAGTCCTTTGACAGTGATGTTCTGTGAGGATTGTGAGTCAGGAGAGTTTACTAATGAACAGTTAATGCGATTAATGTATACAATCGTAGAGTATTAAAGGGCGAAGCGACCGCTATGGTCGCCTGCTGCCCCAACTAATTATACCACAGGTCGCCGCAGTTTGTCAAGAGGAAAATTGCACAAAATATTAAATAATTTGCATCCCGAAATTAGCTATTTTGTACATTGACAAACCTATTGGCTTGTAGTATACTATAATCAAAGTTAAGGAAAGGGGATGAAAAACATGGAGTTCACTAGAGAACAGATAACATTCATCATGGAGTGTGTAATTAACGCCTGTGAATTATTTAACGATGAGTATGATGCTATTGAAGAAGAATTAGAAAAATATGAAAAAAAGGACTTGACAAATGAGTAACTTGATGTTATAATAAATGTATCAAATGAAAGAGAGGAAATGATGAGAATGATTAAAACAGTATTAGCAGTTATGGTAGGTATTGCAGTTATTAGTGGTGTAGGAAACTATGAATGCACTTATACAAGAACAGCAGAGGTTACAAAAGTACAGAATGATAGTCTTGTAACATTCACAGACCCAACAGGTAATGACTGGGACTATTACTTTGAGGATGGTACAGACCTTGAAGTGGGGGATAATGTAAAACTTATCATGGATACAATGCACACTGATAATAATATCTATGATGATGAAATTAAAAAAATAGTCCTTGACAAATGAGTCAAGGACTGGTATAATAGGTATTAGAAAGAGAGGTGAAAAGATGAAAAAGACTGATAGGGAAATCTTATTAGAAATACTCAAAAAAGCTGGTGTAAAAATCTTATGTGAAGATAATGCCGACTATTTTGAAATTGAACCGTCAACCTATGGAGAAAATGTTGGATTCGACTTTGATTTACAGGGAAACTTTCAAAAACTTATTTAAAAGAAAGAGGTGTTTTTTATGATGATTTTAGGACTTTACATTGAAAAAGGACAGGAAACCGCACTTGTGGACTGTTCAACAGGGGAAATTCTCTCACAGAATAGAGAGGAAATTGTCAGAATACTTGCACAGAATGATGGAAGTTATCTGTTACAATTAATTTAAAAAATTTCAAAAAAGGGCTTGACAAGCTCAAGCCCTTGTGATACAATAAGGATAGTTAAAGAAAGGATGTGATTTAAATGAAAAAAATTAAAGCATTAATGACTATTAGTATTGACAAGGTTTCTACAACTACAACTTGCTTTCACTGTCCGTTAAAGTGGGATTGTAAGAAATGGTTTTACTATGAATACAATGTTAATAGTCCAATGTGTGACACGACAAACGATAGTATTCTTTTTGGAAAGTATGACCCATGGAAAAAGTACGGCTTGGCAACAAAAGAAGCCACAGAAAAAAATTTAAAAATATGTTGACAAATTGACTAATAGGTGCTATAATAAAAGCATAGAAAAGAAAGAGAGATAAACAAAATGAGTTACACAATGGAATTTATTTTCACAGCAGTTATCATGGCAATCACACTTGGAGCATTTATCGCACTAATTATCGTGGAAAATGCAATGTATAATAAACCGCCAGTAGTAAAATGGCTCGCGGCTCTTGCAATTATGGTAACTATTGGTTGTCTTGTGGGTGGCGGTATGACACTAGATACTAAAAATGATGATGAACAGTACAATGGCGGTTATTGTACAGAATGCGGACACCCTTACAGATTTGCGGGGGCAGAGAATCACAGGGCAAGCGGTTCAGAATATTATTGGACTTGTGACAACTGTGGTAACACTATTTCTGTTGGAACGTTTTATGATAGCAGAGAGAACTAATCTCTCTGCTATTTTTTAATTTTTTTCAAAAAAGTATTGACAAATGAACCAATAAGCGTTATAATAAATGTATCAAATGAAAGAGAGGAACAAAGAAATGATGAAAAAGGAAGAATACGAAAAAGTTATGAAAGCCGCTTACCATCTGGTTTATGATGATATTGTAACATCCGGACCGAAAATGTTTCGCGGTCACTATGATGCAAAGAATGGAAATAACAGTTTCATGTATGGTATCTGTACTGTTATGGAATACATCGCAGACAAGGCAAATCCAGAAGTCTATGACGAATTTAGTACATTGTTTGTAAAAAACATGAATGAAAGCGAAAAAGGGGCTTGACAAAAGCCCCAACACCTGATATAATAAGTATAAAGATAAAGAAAGAGAGGAAATAAAAATGAAAGAGGTTTACAATTACAGATTTGAATACAGACTTGAGGGGAAAAAAGATTTTGTTGATACTAGCGTCTGGAAACACGCAAGATACCTTGAGTCAAAAGACGCTGAGAACTGGACAGGTACAATCAAAGAATTTAAAGACCTTGTGGATTTAGTAGAAAAAGGTTTCTTTATGAATGGCAGACTTGAGAAAACACTTTTTAGGAAACCTATGATTGTATTGAATAATATTGATGATTTCTATTCTGGTGGGGATAGAATCACAGAAAAAAATTTTAAACCTATCGAGTTCCGTTGTGTATACAAAAAAGAAAATCTTACAATCAAAGAACTTGCGGATTTACTGGACGCTGACAACTTTTGTGAGTATTTGAGAGATAGAGGGATTACAAAAATCTGAGAAAAAAATTTAAAAAAAACTGTTGACAAATTATAAAAGATAGTATATAATATAATTAAAGAAAAGAAAAAAAGAAAGGAATTGATGATTATGATGAATACAATTAAGGAAATGATGGAAACAAAAGGAACTATTTACTTTGATATGGATGGAACTTTAGCTAACTTCTACGGTGTAGAAAATTGGTTAGACTATCTGGAAAATGAGGATACAACACCTTATGCAATCGCAAGACCGCTTTTCAACTTTGCGGTATTTGCAAGATTGCTTCACAAATTACAGGAAAATGGTTATAGAATCGGTATTGTAAGCTGGTTGAGTAAATGCGGTTCAACCTCTTACAATACAGCAGTAACAAGTGTAAAACTTGCATGGTTAGAAAAGCATTTACCTAGTGTTGAGTGGGACGAAATCAAAATTGTAAACTATGGCACACCAAAAAGTACAGTTGTTGATTGTGACGGGTGGCTGTTTGATGATGAGGAACGCAACCGCAAAGAATGGGGCGAAAACAGTTTTGATGTAAATGATATTATTGGAACTCTCAGAAAATTTTTCTGAGAGATTCCAAAAAAGGTATTGACAAACAAACCAATAGGTGCTATAATAAATATATCAAATAAAGAAAGGAAATGATGAGTATGTATGAATTAAAAGAATGCGGTTGTGTACCGTACACACTGAACAAAGAAGAGTATGAGTGGATGATTGGACAGCTGAGAGCCAAAAGAACCTCAGAACTTAAAAAAGCAATGGGTGAATACATGGATTGTTTCGGTGTTGCGGAACTCAGAGCACTTGTAAAAAGCGTTACAAAAGAACAGTAAAGAAAAGAGAGGTAAAAGGTATGAGAAAAGTAGTGTATGAGATTATGGACGGTAAAAAGGTTGTAAAAGAAACCACAAGCTATGCAGAAGCAAAAAACAAACCGCACAGAATTAAAATGGTTGATGTAAAAGAGAGTGTTTAAACACTCTCTTTTTTTAATGACCGTACGGGCAGTCAGGCTCGGCTGCTGCCCGAAAAATTATAGCACAGGTCGCCGCACATTGTCAAGAGGAAAAATGCACAAATTTTACCGCAAATATTTATCCCATTTTGTACATTTTGCCTATTGCATTCTCTATTGGCTTGTGGTATTATAATACTTGTAAGGAAGAGAGAAACAAGAAAGCAAATAAAAAACTTATAAAAAAGTTAAAAAAGTTCTTGACAAACCTCTTCACCAGTAGTATAATAAAGGCATAGAAAAGAGAGAGAGGTAAACAAAAATGGAATTTATTAACAGACCAAACACAAACAAAATCGACAGAAGAATGGATTATTCAATCGTTATTGATACAGAAACTTGTCCAGTAGATAAGGAATTAACAGAAGTTCGTCCAGATAATATGTGGGTGTATGATTGCGGTTTCGCTGTAATCAACAAACGCACTGGCGAGGTTTTTGAAACTTGGTCATTTGTAAATGCTGATATTTTTCTTGACGAAAAACAGCTTATGAAATCCGCATACTATGCAAATAAAATTCCTATGTACTGGGAAGATATTAAAAGCGGAAAAAGAATTTTAACATCTTTCTATAATATCAGAAAACAACTTGCGGAATGCTGTGAACGTTATAACGTCAAAAAAGTATTTGCTCACAATATGCGTTTTGACTATGGCACACTAAACACAACGCAACGTTGGCTGACTAAATCAAAATACAGATACTTTTTTCCTTATGGTTTAGAAATCTGTGATACTATGAAAATGGCAAGGGACGTTGTTTGCAAAATGCCAACTTACAAGCGTTTCTGTGAAGAAAACGGTTACTTGACCGCAAGAGGACAGTTAAGAGTAACAGCTGAAATCCTTTATAGATTTATTACAAAAGATAATTCTTTTGTAGAAAAACATACTGGACTTGAGGACGTTCTGATTGAAAAAGAAATCTGCTATTATTGTTATCGACAGCACAAAAAAATGCGTACAGGCTTGTGGGAAAAATAAAGAAAAAAATTTAAAAAAACTATTGACAAATTGTAAAAAGTATGGTATTATTATTACAAGATAAAGAAAGGGGAAAAGAAAATGAGAAGTCCACCAAGAAAAAATAAAAAAGGTCTTGACAAACAAGACCGTAGGTGTTATAATAAAGACATAGAAAAGAAAAAATAAATCTCATTTAAAGAAAGGAATTGATAATTATGACAAACAAAAAAATGACAAACGCACAGGCACTCGAAATCGCAATCAACGCACTTGAGGGAAACGACAGCTACATTGAAGTTGTTGCTAAACTGGAAAAAATGCTTGTACAGGTAAACAAAAAATCCTCTGCTAACAGAAAGCCGACAGCAACACAGGTTGAAAATGAGGAACTGAAAACAGAGATTGTTTCCTATCTCACAGATACCGCCAAAAGACTTACAGTTTCCGAAATGATGAAAGAAATCAAAGGTCTTGAGGGTCTGACAAACCAGCGTGTAACATCTCTTGTAACTTCCCTGTATAAAGACGGAAAAATTGATAGAGAAGTTGAAAAACGCAAAGCGTACTTTTTCGCAAAATAATAAAAAGGGGGCTACAAGCCCCCTAACAATTAAAGAAAGGCGTAAACATGACAGACAATGAAATTATAGAACGTAACATGAAAATTCTTGACATTTCAAGAGAAGAAGCTACACAAATGTTAGAAGATGATAAAAGAATAGACAAGGGGGAAAAGTTATTTACATTGACACCAGAACAGGAAAAAGCGTCTAAAAAGGCACGACAGGCAGACCGCAAAAAAAGAACAACTGTTTATAAGTTTGACACTTCCAAAAGAAAAAAACCAGAAAATAAAGGAAAGCAAAATATTGTTAATGCTTTAACAAGTGCGGTTGAAAATTTGGGGGCAGAAAATTTAGATGTGACTAACAACGAACGTGAGTTCTTTTTTGAACTGGACGGAACGAAATATAAAGTTGTACTAAGTATGCCGAGAAAATAAATAAAATTTTGTGCAAAATGCTGAATTTTAAAATTCAGCATTTTTGTGCAATTTGCACAAATTTTCGGTTTGTGCAAAATGACGAAATTTAAGTTGAATTTTTGTGCGGTTTTACCACTTGACAAAATGATGGAAGAGTGATAAAATGGCGGGCCGGCAGCGTGCGCCTTGGCCCGAAATTCCATTATAACACGAGGAGCAACTATTTGTCAATAGGCAGAATGAACAAAAATACTACCTAAAAAATCCCAAAATTCTCCCTTTTGCACAAAAATAATTTTTCGGCACATTGCACAAAAACATTGCCGCACATTTGTGCAATTTGTATATTGACATTTCAATGCCTGTGTAGTATACTATAATCAAGATAAAGGAAGAGAGGTAAACAAGATGAAAGTATCAAGAAATGAAATGGTTAAAATTAGAGTTCATCTGCTAGAACAAATGGACGAATACGCACACGCTCACGTTGATGAAAGTCATCTTGCAAATATCTGGTATGCTTATGGTATTAAAAAGAACCCTGAACATAGTGAGTTTATTAGATGTGCAAAAGACGACAAACTCTGGAATGATTGCGTTATTGCTTTTCGGACGTGTTGTAACTTACAAGGAATTTTAAAATAAATTAAAATAGGGGTTGACAAACCTCAACCCCTATGCTATAATAAATGTATCAAAAGAAAGAAAGGATTGATAAACATGATGAATATTGAAAGTAAGATGAGCGGATGGAAAGTAACAAACTTTGAAACCAAACCAATTTTTGATAATGAGATTATTTCACTTGCGGATTGTGTGGCAAAAATCCATAAGCAAGAGTCAATGGACTTTATCCTTGACACGTTCCGATTTAGTAAAGGGCAAAAAGAGGGAACATGGTTTGCGGTTATTGACTGGGATACCATTATGAAAATTTCGATTTTGGAAACCAACGAACAAGAAGCCGTACAGTTTAAAGAGATTTTCGGGAAAGACTGGTATAAAAGATACTTGCGATTTAATCATTAAAAATTAAAAATGGGGCTTGACAAACCGCAAGCCCCATGATATAATAAGTACATAGAAAAGAGAGGAGATAAAAGAAATGACAGAAAAAGAGTTAGAAGCAAAAACAATTTTGTTTGACGCAATCGAAAAATCAGCTTTATACGTTGGTGTAGAAGAAACAAAAAAGCTGATTGAAAAAATTTTCAAAGAAAGTGAGGATATGTAAAAATGAAATTTTTGCGTGATGTATTAGCTGGTTTTGGTTTGGCGGTTATTCTCATTGTAGTGATTCTTAGTGTAGAAAATCATGTTAGCAATGTTGATTATACAGAAGTGACCGCAACAAAAAAATTTTATCATGATGACAGCGATTCTACTACAATGGAATTTGAAAATGAAAAAGGGGACATGATTTATTCTATTGATGATTATGTTTGTCCTATTGGTACAGAAGCTGTTATTTACTATGATAAAAATACAGGCGAACTATTAAAAATCACAACAAGGACTATTTTATAAAATAGTCCTTGACAAAATCCATAAGTAGGTGTATAATAAAGAAAAAAAAGAAAGTGAGTGTAACGCATGAACGTATTAGTTTTATTTTCAATCTTGACAGTTGTAAACGTTATCTTTTCAACTATCAAATCTATTGTAACAATCAAATCAGGAAAGACAGTGGCGGCTTTAGTATCTGCGGGATATTATGGTTATTATAACATAGTTCTTATCTATACGGTTGCTGATTTTCCTTTATGGCAAAAGGTTGTTGTAACGTTCCTTGCTAACTTGTTAGGTGTTTGGCTTGTAAAATGGGCAGAAGAAAAAGCAAGAAAAGACCGACTGTGGAAAGTTGAGTCAACCATAAGTAAAAAAGAGGACTGGGAAAATTTAATTGACAGTTTAAAAAAGTGCGGTGTTCCTTGCAATTATATTGACATTGACAAGTACATTTTAATAAACTGTTACTGTGCTACACAAAAGCAAAGCGTACTTGTTAAAGAACTTTTAAATACTTATCATGTAAAGTATTTTGTGAGCGAAACCAAAAATTTGTAAAAATTTTAAAATAACTATTGACAATTATTAAAAAGTATGTTATTATATATACATAATAAAGGAAAGGAATTGATAAGAAATGAAAGTAAACTATGATAGAAAAGCAACAGGGATTTTTATTTACAAGTTGACAGTAGGAAGTACATTCTTCTGTAAAAGAAGTGGTGCTGATGAGATTGGGCTGTACATGGTTATTGACAGAAATAGCGGTGTTTTTCTTGACAGCTACCGCAACAATGTAATGGCGGTTAATCTTGCTACTGGACAGATTAGAGCATTTAGTAGAGCTTTTAAAGTAGAACCTGTTGACGCTGAGGTTAATCTTACAAAAGATTAAAAAACCTCTTGACAAATGAAACTTCAAGTGTTATAATAAAGACATAAAGAAGTAAAGGTAAATGCTTTTAGTCAAGCGTTAAGCGTAAAGCCTTCAAAAAAAATTAAAAAAACACTTGACAAACCTAGCAGTTGGTGCTATAATAAAGAAAAAAGAAAAAGAGAGGTAATGAGTTATGACAAACACAAAAATGACAAAAAGAGAGTTTATTAAAAGATTTAAAGAGGACTACGGTTTTCGCCATGAGATGAGATGTAAAGGTGTGAGAGTAGTTGCGGATAACGTAATCTTCTTCAATCAGGACGGCACTATTAAAAATGTCGCTGGGGCTTACATTCAGTAAGCCCCCACAAAAAAAATAAAAAAAGACTTGACAACTGAATAAAGAAATGGTATAATAAATACATAAAATAAAAGAAAAGGAAAAGGTGATAAGTATGACAAACAAAATGACAAACGTAGTAGCAATGGAAATGGCAATCGAGGTTGTAAAAGAGAACGGCGGTTCTACTGAACTGGTTGAAAAACTTGAGAAAATCAAAGAGGGATTTGAAAAGAAGAAATCTTCTACAAAGAAAACCGCAACTCAGGAAGAAAACGAAAAGCTGAAAGAAATCATTATCGAGTTTCTTTCTGGTACTAACAAGAGATTTACAGCAACAGAGCTTGCTAAAGAGATTCCAGAGCTTGAGGAACTGACAAACCAGAGAATCACATCTTTACTGACCGCTTTAGTAAAAGATTTAAGAATTAAAAGGGAAGTAGAAAAAAGAAAGGCTTATTTCTTTATCTAATCCACAAGGGGAACGGTTGTTCGAGAGGGTTCAATTCCCTCTCCCCCTAATTTTAAGCCGAAAGGTTTTGACTAATCATTTGTTTTCCTCCTTTCTTGTGAAAGAGTCTGAATATTCAGACTCTTTCTTTTTTGTGCAATTTGCACAAAAAATTTTTTCGTCATTTTTCACAAAGTTGCGGGTTGATTTTTGTGAACTTTTGCGGGTTGATTTTTGAGCGGCCGGCGCGCGGCTGCGCTAGGCCGAATTCACCATTATACCACAGGACACAAAATTTGTCAATAGAAAAATTGTACAAAAATTTACCACTATTTTTCCCAAAATTCTCCATTCTGCACAAAAATAATTTTCGTCAAATTGTACAAAAATCTCGCCGCATTTTTGTGCAATATTACGTCTTGCATTTCTGCCCTACTGGTGGTATACTTAATGTATCAAATGAAAGAGAGGTAAACGAAATGAGAACAGATTATGAGATTTTAGTAGGATTATTAAAAAGCCAGAAACTTGTGTATGATGTCGCACAAATTGAAGGCACTTCCATGATTTGTCTGACATTTCTGGGCGGTAAAGTGATTTTTAACCGCTTTAAAATGATTGAAAAAGTTGTAGAAAATGCTTGACAAGCTAACCAATAGGTGTTATAATAAAGACATAGAAAAGTAAAGGAGTTGATAAAGATGGCAAACAAAAACATGAATTGGTATCTGGAGAATGATGATTTTGAGGGGGCGTATGAGAGGTGGAAAAACACCTCGCCCCGTTGGGAAAAAAGCTGGTTTGAAATCTGTGAAAAAATTTATTCCAATAGTAAGAAATGGGCAAAAACGTACATCATTAACCCAGTAGAAAAAGTTATCAATAAAATTACAGATGTGCGGAAAATCGTTACTACAAAAATTAAAAAAGAGGGTATCGCAATTTCCAATGATTGCAAAGCGTGGGATGATTCAAAAGGACTTGAAAAATGTTATCTGATTGCATTTTTTAATGAACAGATGGAACTTGTATGTAGTAAAGTTGGTACTACTACAAGAAGTGTTTTTCAGAGGATTCGAGAAGAATTAAACTCGAAAACGTATAAAGGCATGGGGGCAACCTATTGCGTTATCAATCGGGTGTATGACTGCGGTTCACTTCCGGCTGAGGGTGTAGAGTCAATGTTTCGTGCAAAGTACATTAAAAAGTACCCAAATAGTTTTTATAAAAATGACCGTTTTATAAACGAACATTTTGACATGACAGAAGCGGATAACTTTTTTATGGAATATGTAAATTAATACTTGACAAATGACCGCAAACCTGCTATAATAAGTATAAAGATAAAGAGAGAGGAAAAGAAAATGAGAAGTCCACCGAAATAAAAAAATTAAAAAAACTATTGACAACTGAATATAGATGTGATATAATAAATACATAAAATAAAAGAAAGAAAGAGGTAATGATTATGACAAATAAAAAAATGACAAATGCTATGGCACTTGAGGTTGCAATCGAGGTTCTTAAAGCTACTGATATTGAGAAGTATACAGAAGTTGTAGAGAAACTTGACAAAATGCTTGAACAGGTAAACAAGAAATCCTCTGCAAACCGCAAACCTACTGCTACTCAGAAAGAAAACGAGGAACTCAAAGTTAAAATCCTTGCTCACCTTGAAACTGTTGAAAAACAGACTGTATCTGAAATGATGAAAACCGTTCCAGAGCTTGCAGACCTTACTAATCAGCGTGTTACCTCTCTGGTAACTTCCCTGTACAAAGAGGGTAAAGTTGATAGAGTGGTTGAAAAGCGTAAAGCGTATTTCACGCTCATTGAAAAATGAGAAAAAAGTTCGGGGGATTTTCCCCCGAACCCCTTGACAGGGCAACCAAAAAGTGCTATAATAAATACATAAAATAAAGGAGTTGATGAAACATGAAACTTACTCAAAAGGATATGGAACTTGTAAAGCATCACATGAAAGCACTTGATATTCCAGAAGCAGAAGCAATTCAGTTAGTCATGGACGACAAGGCAGTTGACAAGGGCGAAAAGTTGTTTGAGTTATCCGCTGAACAGAAAAAAGTTGCAAAGAAGTATGCGGCAACAGGTACAAAGAAACGGACGGTTTACAAGTTCGATACCACTAAAAGGAAGAAAGAAAACCCTGTAAAACAGACAATTATTTCAGAAATCACGCGGTTTTTGAATGAAAATTCTGAAATTTCTGCGGAAAATGTACAAATTACTAACGTAGAAAGACAAATTTTCTTTCAAATTGGTTCAAATGACTACGAATTAACGCTTGTACAGAAGCGAAAAGCCAAAAAATCGTAAGTTTTGGGGAAAATTTTCCCCAAAACGCTTGACAAATGAGTCAAAACGTGTTATACTTAACTCAACAAATGAAAGAAGGGTATAAAAAATGAGTTTTAGTGATTATCTTGAAATGATGCTTACTCGCAGAGGTTTTTGGAGTAATGCAGATGACTGTTGGAAAGAAATAAACGAAAATGATGAACAGTTCGAGAACGTTATCGCAGAGGTAGGACAAAAATACATTCCAGAAGAAAATGAAAAATTTGATTTTGAGGTTGAGTGTGACCATGTGTTCGAGTCTCCTGGACATGACATTTATGCAGTAGCTGTTGCTTATGCTTTTACAGTAAATAATGGAGCTGAACCAGTAGCACAAAGTATTTTGTATACAACCTATATTTTCTAAAAAATAATAACGAAATTGAGGGCAATTTTGCCCTCTTTTTTGTGCACTTTTGCGGGTTGTGCAATCTGACGAAATTTGGAGTAAAAATTTGTGAAAAGTGCTGAAAATAATTTTAAGTATTGACAAAGCCCCCGGAAGTATGGTATAATTGCGCCGGCCGTTTTCAGCTGCGCAGGCCGGTTTTTGTGCAATACCGAGAAATTCAACTATTTTTTTCGCGATTTTTTGTGCAATATTTTTTTGATAAATTTCCCGAAAATGCTTGACATTTGGCGTCCTATAGCTTATAATAAATATATCAAATGAAAGAGAGGAAAAACACAATGACAACATACTTCAAATATAACATGACACTTAACGGAGCCCCTTATAAAGCAATCTTTAAAGACCACTTTGAAGCTGCTGATTGGCTTGATGATGTTGACTATGACGGTGATAAAGTAATTGTTCTTTCAATCGAGGATGTTACTGTACAAGATGTTCTTGCCGATGAGGATTTCACTGAAAACTATAGGCATGAGGTTGTACTGGAAATGGTTGACCCTAGTGGAAAAACTTATAAGACCTATCCAGAAGTAGAAGCAAGGCTCAGAGAACTTGGTTATCTTGAATAAACTCGCGGCGAGGGTGGAGAAAATCCACCCTCTTTTTTGTGCATTATGCTGAATTTTATTTTCGTCATTTTGCACAAATCGAAATTAATTGCGTGGAAGTGCTTGACAAAAGAGTGATAAATGTGATATAATGGCGGGCCGCCGACGACAGGCAAGGCCCGAACTTCCCGCCCGAACCCCCATATGGCGATTTTTTTCTACTTCTAGCGGATTTCATATGGCGACCATTTTTCCCGAAACCGCGCACCCGGCGCCACACCCTAGCATATGGCCTCTATCCATGAGCAAAGTGAACTGCGGGAAAGCCCTTGCGCCCTTTGAAAAGGGCGCGCCCCAAACTTGTCTCCTCATTAGGCTAAAGAAACCTGCGGTTTCTTTAAGCCAAAACGGAGACTCGTTCTCTTATGCCGGCGAGGTTAATGAAAATTATTGATTAATTATTTATATTATGTTATAATATTAAAAAAAGATATTTTTATTCGCGCACCTGCTGCCGCTCCACAGTCATTAATCGAGACCCTCTGACGAATAGGTGCACTTTCTGTCAATACTATATATAATTCATATAAGATTTTACTGCCCCTATTTTACCTTAATGCCAGTTACAAGAGTGATGAACCTGCGTCGCCGCAAAAATAAAAAAGGGAGAGATTTATTCTCTCCCTTTAAGTTACCATGCTGCTTCTTTAGCTCTCCATTCGTCTACTACTATTGGAATAAAATCATAACGTTGTTTAAATGCATCTAATACTTGTTGATAAGTGTTAAGTGGAATAAGACTTTGGACATCTGCCTCTCCATTTTGAATAGCTGAACAAACTTGGTCTAATATTTTAGCTCTTTTGGCTTCTGGTAAGTCATATCTTTCAAAGCATTGTTTTAAATACTCATGCTGTTCTTTGTCAAGTTTGACATAAGTTTTATGATTCACCCAAACTTTAACACCGCTTTTTTCTCCAAATTTTTCCATAGCTGGACCAACATAACATTTAGCAACTGACTGATAATTACCGTGTCTATATTTCTTATTCCCAAACTCTTTAATAGCAACTCTAGATAATCTAGCTTTACTTTCTGGTGCAAATTCTTTAGGTAAATTATCTTTTACAAAGTCTTCATAATCTTGTTCGCGTTGTTGTTTGTTAAAACTTCTAATACTAAACTTTGGAATCTCTGGCCACTCATCATCATAGCCAATTACATAATAATAAAGATTTCCTTCTGTCTTGTGCTCTTCAAATACTTTAAAGTATTCACTTAAATAAGCAACAATACTATCGTGATAACGAGTCCATTGCTTTGGTGTTAAACCACATTTTTTATTTAATGCGGTTCTACTTAAATTTACTTGATTCATTTGTATTTTTCCTTTCTGAAAATTTTTATTGAGGCTTTACCCTCTATATATTATATAATTTATTTTAAGCTAGTTCAATTCTCTTGTCCAAAGTTGTGGTAAGTAACAACTCGCTGGACCCTTTGCAAACCATGGACACTTTTTTCCGTACTATATATATTATAGTACGGAAAAAAGTGTCCATACTTTACCTAAAGGCCAGCCTTTAGGCGTCTACAAGAGATTTTAACAAAGTGGTTAACTTTTTGCACTCACCCCTTATATATGAGACGAAATTTTCTTAACCACTTTGCTAATTTTTGCTTTATGTCGCTGCAGGTCTAAGAAAAAGTGATTATTTTTATTACAAGCATATGGGGTAGACAAAATTTAATCACTTTCTATTAAAACTTGCTCATAGGCAGCAGCCGTGAGATTCTCGTTTCAGTTCAATTTTTGCTTTGTTCCTTGATGATTTGAATTTTTCATTTGAATATTTGAAATGGGTCCCCTAGTATATATATTTGTCATACTTCGGTTCTTGGAAAGGAAACATTTGATTTAAGAGTGCTTGGCCGAGGGCCGCGCACCGCAAATCGCAATTTAAGACAATTCTAATTAAAATAAGACAATTTAACTTAAAATTTTAAAAACCAAATCGCAATTTAAGACAACTCTACTTAAAAATGTAAGGACAAATCGCTATTTTAGCTATTTTATACAACTATTTTATATAGTAAATCGCTATTTTATACAGCTATTTTAATCAGAACAAATCGCTATTTTATACAATTTTATATAATCAAATCGCTATTTTATATAATTTTATACCAAATCATCATTTATCGCAATTTAAAATAATTTTATTTAAAAATTTAAACCACAAATCGCCATCTATATTCCCCTACCCCCATTCATCTTACTCCATTGATTTTTTATAATAAATATTATATTATATATACATAAAGATGAAAACGAAGTTTTCATCATAATAAAAGAAAAGAAAATACAAAAAGGAGTGGTAATAAATGGGATATGAAACTCGTTTTAAATTAACAGCATTAACCATAGGTGACAAAGTCGCCAATGCACAGCACGACTATCTCAAAGTTCTTGCAGAAATTGACCCTCAAGAATTTTCTCCAGAAGCTAACTCATTTAAAGAAGAATTCGAGGAACCGCGCAAATGGTACAATTATAAAAATGATATGAAAGAACTCTCCCTTGCATTTCCAACTACATATTTCTTACTTTATGGAGTAGGAGAAGAGCCAGGAGATGTGTGGAAAGCATACTTCTATAATGGCACTATTCAAATCGTTAAAGCACTTTTAATCTTTGAAAATGAGCCAATGATTGCGGAAATACGCAATTATGAGCAGTTTCATCCCTTTGATTTATGCCCCATCAATTCTTTCCCTATTGCGGGAAATAATGATGCTTAATGCCACTAAGAATCAATTTGATTTTTAAATAAAAAAATTATATAATATATATGTAATAAAAATAAAGAAAGAGGTAAAAATTTTATGGAAAACAAAAACGTATTAACAATCGGTGACATTACTGCGGCTATTCTTAATGGAGAAATGACAACACAGGATGCAGCAGAGATGTTTGAGAAACAGCTTAATGCTTCCATCGAGGCAGCAATGGAGAAAGAGGCAGCAGATAATGCGGCTAAAGTGCGTGAAGAGAACATTCATAAATCCGCAGTTACAGCGGCAAAAGCTATGTTCGACTTCATTGCGGTTTCCCATCCAGACCTTATTCCAAATGATTTCGTAGTAACCGATGACATGCTTAATGAGGCAGCAAATGAACTCAAAAACTTTACCGAGGAAATCATTTCTTCCTTGCCGGCTGGAATTTTTGAGGCAGTAAAATGTCTGAATAATGCCAATGATTCTCTTGATGCGGCTAAGGAAAAAGTTGATGATGTAAAAAAACCAGAGACAAAAACTATCGAGGTAAATAACTTCGATGAGTTATTGGACGCATTAGCAGAGGCTGGAATTTTTGAAGTTAAGCCAACTTGTGACAAAAACCTCAAAAAACCAAAAGAGGATAATATTTCTAAATTTTTGCGCGGGCTTGGACTCTAAGTCGCAATGATACTAGATAGAGAGGGGATTTCTCCTCTCTTTTATTATACACAAAAATAAAAAGGAAAGAATCACTTCTTCCCCTTTAATATCTCTTCAACAGTGGCATTCATACCAAATCCTATCCAATCATCTACCGTTTTATTGGCAGCGCGCTTCCCTCTATCCATATCTTTACTTGTTCCTTTTGGAATAACATCTTTATTAAATGTAACTGTTTCTTTCTTAAAAACAAATTCACCTTCCGCATTATTAAACTTAATTTTCTGTTCTTCTTTTGGAGGAATATTAGCTTTCATAGGTCTATAATAATTTCTATTTTCAATCATATTAATATCTCCATGTTCATTAAGAAGTTGCGCGAATACTACATTATTTCTAACTAAATAAGTATTTCCATCACCAATTAAATTGTCAACCGCATAAATAAATTTTGTAGGCTTTATAATATCACTATTATCATATTCATCTTTAGTAACATGTAAAACATCTTTACCTTCCCATGAGCCAATTCTACCTTTTGGTATATACATTATCACTCTTCCTCCTCTTCATAATCGGCGCGAATCCTTTCTCTAACCTTTTCCGCATACTTAACTTGGTCTAATACTTGCCATTGCGCGCCAGTATCTGGGTCTACCTTAAAGCGCATACAATCATCTGTTCCAATTCCTAAATCAAATCCAATATACATTAAAGAAGTATCAGTAACTTTATTTTCATCTATGAGGAGCATTCCCATTTTTCTTTAAATTCCTTTCTATAAAAATTACAACTAATTATTAAGTTCTTTATTGATTTCTTAATAAAATTATAATATAATATATTTAGAAAGTAAAGGAAAGGAGAAATAAAAACAGTTATGACATATCCATTCACATATAAAGTAACATATCTCAACTGCGATTATAAAGAAATAACTCAGTGCGGTGTTGGCTTTGCAGATTCTTTTACTTCAGCCGCAGAAATGATTGAAGATTATTATAAGGATGACCTTGTTTCTATCGACCGCATTTATCTTATGGAAGAAGGAAATCTTATTGAAATTCCAGAAGAGGAGATGAAGAGAATTGAAAACAACATGTAATCAGTGCGCTTTAGCAAATCAGGGTATTTGTATGAGAACAAACTTACCGATTAATAACCCCGCAGAAGATTTTTGTTCCAATTTCACAACTCATTTGGAGGTCTGTTGGCATTGCGGCGGAATTATTCCAAAAGATAAAGTAATTTATGACACACATAAAAACGCAAGTATTTGTCCAAACTGCTTCTCTATCTATGGAACCTGCGATATGTGTAAGAAAAATACTTCCGATAGTTGTGCCTTTCTTATGGATAAAACACTTCCGAAACAGGTACAGAAACAAATTCAGCAGGGTCCGATGATTTCCGTGACGGTAGTTAAAAATCCCGAGCTTATCGAAAAAACCTGCAAAAAAGGATGTTGCTGTTGGAGTGAAACAAATGGCTGTTTAAGAGAAACATCTAGAACTTGCATGAATTACGAGGAAGGAGCTTAATATGCTAATAATCAATCAAAAGAGAACAACGTCAGTTCCAATAGAACAAAGTACAATAAGCGTCATTAATGGCGGCGATGGTGAAAGTAAGATTTTAGCTTTCCCCGTCGGAGAATACATGATGTATAATAGCCGCAAACTTGGAAGCTATAAATCCCTCGAAAGAGCAAAACAAGTCTTCAAAGCAGTTATGGATGCTTATAGAAGAGACACAAAGACATATTTTATGCCGGAGGAATGAATTATATGGAATATTTCGATATTATTGACGAATTTGGGCGTTTAACAGGTAAAGTCGCACCGAGAGATGTGTGCCATGCTAAAGGATACCGCCATCATACTGCACATGTGTGGATTGTAAGATATAAAGACGGAAAACCGCAAATCCTCTTACAGTTGCGCGCATTTGACAAAGATTCTTACCCGGGACAGTGGGATACATCATGTGCAGGTCATGTTCCAGCAGGTGAAACAACAGAGCAGGGTGCATTAAGAGAACTTTCTGAAGAGCTTGGTATTAAAACTGATAAAGATAATCTTACTTTTCTCAGTACAATGGATATTGATTATACTGAAGTATTTCACGGTAAGAAATTTATTGATAAAGAACTCGCATATGTTTATCTTTATGAAGTTCCAGGAGATACAAAAGCAAACAGTTTTAAATTTCAAAAAGAGGAGATTGCGGCTGTCAGTTGGTTCGACCTTGACTTTGTGCTGCGTGAAATTGACCGTCCCGCATTCAAAGATTATGCTTGCATTCCAAGATTTAGTCTTTTCCTTCTGGCAAAACATTTTGGAGAGGAGTTTGATGTATAATGCAGACTAATTTTGAACATTACAAAGATGAAATCTTAAAAATAACTAACTTTAGCAGTTGCGGTTTAGCTATGCTTAAATCAGACAGAACTCTCACTCCATGCGATACAATTAAATGCGAGGATTGTCTGTTTGATTGTGTTCGTACAAATCCGCACCAAATGACTTTTAACTGTAAATATCGTATCTTGGAGTGGGCGGCAGCCCCATTTGTTCCATTGATTACTACACTTGAAAACGATTTCTTAAAGAACTATGCAACTGGATATAAATACATTTACCGCAAAGATAACTACCTCTATCTTGCTAAATTACCTCTTGGTACAGATGACAACGTTATCTATGGAATTTCTGGTTTAGACATTAAATTTAGAAATATCCAAGAAGGTGAATGTTATATTATTGAAGATTTACTTGCGGCTCATACTACAATTAATTGCGAAAGAGATTAATAGAAAATAAAGGAGATTATTATGAAAAAATATAATATCTATGCTGGATTAGGTGGCGGTTTTGGTGGTGCTCGTCTTGTAGCTGAAGCAGAGGAGTTTGAAAATGAGGAAGCCGCAGTTAAATATGCTTATGAATGTGCTGTTGAAGAATATCAGTCTTATGAGGGCTATCATGGTATCGTATCTTATGGAGACATTCTCGATTATCCAGAGGATTATGGTCTTGAAGAGGGCTTCACTGAAGAAGATGTTGATGAAATTTATCAGGAAGAAATTGAAAGCTGGATTACTTATTATGTAAAGGAGGTAAAATAATGATTATTTTAAGCCAAGATAAAAAAACAATTCTGTTTCTCGAAGAGATAGAAATGCTTAAAATATGTCCAGAAAATATATTTCATAATGCTAATGATATAAAACGTGTTTATACAGTTAAATTATATCCAAAATTGAAAGATTATTTTGATAGTAAAATTGGTAAAGCAAACTATTGTATAGAGATGGCAAAATATAATACAGAGGAGCAAGCTATTGCCGCAATTAAAAAAATCATAGATTATAAAAATTCAAATTGTATCTTTGAATTTCCACAAAATCTAGACACTATTTTTTCTGAAGCAAAAACCGCCATTGATAAATATTCTGACACATCATATTTATAATAAAGAAAGGGGAATAAAATATGATTTGTTTTATTATTTTTGTATGTCTTTGGCTTATCATTTGGTTTGCTTTTGGAATCTACCTTGCTTGGACTGAACGTACTCGTATTAGCTTTCCGACGATTATTGCAATGGGTTTTATTAGTCTTGGTATTGCTATGACTTTTATGATTATTATTGTAGCTATTGTTTCTTGTGCTTTCTTGCTTTATTTGGTATGTACACATGGATTCTAATATTGGACTCAGAATTGCTTGCTTATTTTACATTTTAATTTCAATTTTTAATCTTGCGGTGGCAATTCCCGCATTTATTTTTACTTGGAAAAAAAATTTATTTAAAAGCAAACAAGATAAAATAGGAACTACTATTCTTTTCTTCTTTGCCGCAACTCTTACAGGAATGATTTTATTTATTTCATTTTTGGGGCTTTTGGGGTTAATTTTTTAATTTGTTTATGTAAATATTGTATGAAAAAATTTTTTAAAAATCCAGTTTAAACTCTTTTGTCCTTGATTTTGGAGAATTTTTGATTTTTTAAAAAAATTATTCTATAATATTTACATAATAAAAAGAAAGGAAAAAGAAAAATAGTGAAGAAAAAAATAATTGGGGGAATTGCACTTTTAATGGCAATGGGGTTCAGTCTAACAGGGTGCAAATCAGTAGCTAAAAGTTATGGTGGAACCATATCTATTGATGTTCCAAAAGGACAAAAAATAATCGAAGCTACTTGGAAAGATAACGATATATGGTATCTTACTAGACCTATGCGGGAAGATGAAGACCCAGAAGTATTTACGTTACAGGAAGATTCTAATTATGGTATTATTGAAGGAAAAGTAATATTTAAGGAGAGTAAATAATATGAGAGATAATGATGGAATTTTTGAGGGACTTGGTGTTTTAGTAGCTTTAGCAGGGGTGATTGCTTTGATTATTTTTGCACCAATGATTTCCTTTTTCATTAGCTATTTTGGCGGCTGGCTTTGTAAAATTACGTTTGGCAATATTTTATGTAATGGTTTAAATACATTATTTAATGTTGCTTGGTTTACACCAGATAAACTTCCAATTATGGCAGGTGCGCTTGGTTGGATTGGTGGATTCTTTAAATCCATTGATTTTAGTAAGAATAAGAATTAACATTAGGGTGGATAAAAGTCCACCCTTTATTTTTTATAAAAAATATATTATAATAATTATAGAAAGTTAAGAAAGGGATGATAATAAATGGTAGCAAAGTCTTTTCAGAATATGGAAATGTTAAGTGAGCCTTATGAAAAAGGTGGTAAAATGTACATTAAAGTGCGGAATCCAAAAACTGGAACTGAGCGTCAGGTAAGATGGTATACTGAAAAAGAATATAATAAAATGTATCCAGGAGAGAAAGTTAGCGGGGATTCCCAAATTTCTAAGACAAAAGACTCATTTTATTGGAGTCCCGCCACGGAAACTTATCATAATAATGACCCGTATTGGAAACCACAAAAAGATGTACTTGGATTTACTAATGGATATATTACTATTTTTATTGGTAATACATTTAACTACAAAGAGTATCTGAAATCAATCGGTTGTAAATATACGAAGTTTTGGGGATGGGGTTTAAGCTCTGAGCTTGAATTACCAGTAGATTTTCCAGAAGAATTAAAGCCAGCAAAACTTGAATGGTTTAAAGTAGGTAACGAAGAGACTGGAAAACTTTTACCAGAAGCACAAGTTATTCAGGCAGTTGACGCTATTATTTATGGGGAATCTAAATCTCAATATATGGGAGTTTTAGGTGAAAGATTGGAAATTACCGCAAAAGTTATTAAAACCAAAGAAGTTGAAGGTGCTTTTGGAGTTCAAACTCTTTATGTTCTCGAGGATGATTGCGGTAATGTATATATTTGGGTCACTTCTTCTCAGAAAACAGTTCTTGAAGCTGGAGAAACATATAAACTTAGAGGAACTGTAAAAACGCATAGAACTTATCACGGTGAAAATCAGACAGTATTAATCAGATGTAGCATTGTAAAATAAAAGGAGAATAAATATGTTTAGTCCAGAATTTATGGGTTATACACATCAGTGTTATCTTGATAAAATCGTAGAGCAGATTCAAAAACAAACAGCTCAGATGGCTTCTGGAAGTTTTCAGATTGATGTTTCAGAAGACCTCAGTGATAATGACCTTGAATACATCAAAAAAGCCGTTGAAGGTTGGTACAATGGTAGTTATTGATTTTTATTTAAAAAAATTATATAATATATTTACAAAATAAAGGAAAGGAAAAATAAAAATGACAGATAAAGAAAAATGGGCAAAAGAGTATAGATATAATAGAAATTTTGCTTGGATTTGGTCAATTTTATTTGCGGCTTCTGTTGGACTTGCTGCCGCAGGTGGTAAACCGCATTGGTATGTAACACTTATTGTTATGTTAAATCTGATTTTTAACTACGCTGATAAGGCAAAATTCTTTAAATCAATGTCAGAATAGGAGATGATAATAATTATGGAAGAGCTTAGAAGTTTTTCTCAAAGAGAGCGTGAAAAAGCACAGATGGGTGATACAGAATTTAAGTATGTTCACGATTGTCCAAGAAGATTCATCGAACCAGAAGAGGATTTATCTTCTCTGGATGATGAGTTAGCAGATATGTTTGAATATTACGGATATGGCAGAATCAAACGCGACTATTAATCTTCATTGATTTTTAAATAAAAAAATTATATAATATATACATAATAAAAAAGAAAAAGAAATAGAAAAGAGAGGAATTGATTATATGATGTTATTTGAGAAATTATCCGAAAAAGAGAAAAATATGATTAAATGCTATATTGAGGATAACGCAGATAATAATGGTCAGTATGTAACATTAACCGCAGAGCTTTCTTACATTTTGAGAGAGTGGGCGGCAAATAAAGGTTATTTATATAATCTGCTTGGTAATCAGTTCCAGATTTCTAAAGATATTGAATTTGAAGCTGATTTTGATGAACTTTATAATCAGGTTGCAACTCTGTGTTTTAATGCAAATTCTCCAGATGAAATTGGTAAACACGCATATCAGTTTTATGACTCTTGGTATGAAAAATTTGTATGGATTAACAGATGGAATGACAACTGTGAGCCAAATGAATTTTATCCAATTCGTGACCAGTTAAGTTGTATGCTTGAAATCGGTAGATTAGTCAAAAATGTTTGGGACGAAAAAGCTTTTTCTATTCCAAATCCAAAGAATCCAGAAAAACCTATTAGAGTGGCTACAGGAAGCAAACTTACTAAAATGATTGGTAAGATTGCCGCAGCTTATGATTTGCCTTATTTTGAAGATTTTAGAATTAGACATTCTCAGGCTCTGAATCAGAAGAAGTTGAAAGGTAGACTTACACTTTCTATTCATCCTCTTGATTATATGACAATGAGTGATAATGAATGTGACTGGTCTTCTTGTATGAGTTGGAAAGAAGATGGATGTTATCGTCAGGGTACAGTTGAGATGATGAATTCTCCAATGGTACTGGTTGCATATCTGGAGTCTGTAAACAACCCAATGATTGTTAGAACTTCTGATGGAACTGAGCATTGGAATAACAAAAAATGGAGAGAACTTTTCATTGTAAATAATGATATTCTTTGTGAAGTTAAAAGTTATCCTTACCGCAATAAATATATTACAATCGAAGTTCTGAAATGGCTGAAAGAGCTGGACAATAATCTGCGGTCTGAACATTTTATTAGTAAAATGCTTCGTGAACAGGAAGGCAGAGAATATGAGGATTATTGGTCTGAAGATTATCATGCTTTTAATACTTACGGACATGCTGAAGGAAGTGATTATGTAGAAACACACAATATTGTGGTTAAACCTTATACAAAACTTATGTATAATGATTTCGCGGGAGGACATCTTGGTTATTTCCCAAGAAGTTGCGAAAGAAGAGAATCTACAAATATTGAATTTTGCTATTCCGGTGAATCTGAGTGTATGATTTGCGGTTCTACTGGAGATAATTTTGAATGGGATTCTGAAGGCGATGTAATCTGCCTTGGATGTTCTGGTTATACCAGATGTGACAGATGTGATGATAGAATTTATGACGATAATGTCTATGAGGTAGATGGTGAGACTCTTTGTGAATCTTGCTATGAATATGATACCCAGGAAGATACTTTGACCGCAACACTTCATTTAAACGGTAATCTTAATAAATTATTTGTAAGAGTGCCAGGAACTGGCGAAGGAGATAAAGCTAAGTTTTATGCTAAACCTTTAATGATTTATTATGAGGATTACGATAAGATGGCTGAGGGGGAAAGTTCATTTATCACTGGAAAAATTCAGTATCAGAGATTTGAAACTTTTTATTGGCATGAACTTGCTTATATCGACTTAAATCAGCTTAAACCTGAAACTATTGCGAATATTGTAGAAAATACTGATGTATACTGGGGAGTTGAAAGAGGAGATGTTGATAGTACAAATCCAGAAGAAGTTATGAACTCTTACAGTAACGGTCATATTGAAGATGTTTTTCATTTGAATGACTGACTGAATCATCTTCCTAAAATTTATAGAAGAGTGTTTATTGACAAAATAAATAAATAGTGTTATAATAAAAATAAAAAGGAGAAAAGAATTATGGATGAAAAGAAATGGACAAAGAGAGAGATTTACAATGAGCTGCTGACACTTGCACGTACAGGTAAAATGGACCTGGATGAGGCAACACTTGAGGCTTTTTGTACTAGACAGATTGCAATTCTGGACAACAAAGAGGCTAAGGCAAAAGAGCTGGCGGCTAAGAAACGTTCAGCAGGCGATGAGCTTACAAAAGCTATTGAGGCTGTGCTGAGTGATGAGTATGAGCCGATTGCTGAAATTGCGGCTAAGGTTGATATGGAAGATGTAACTGTGAGCAAATGTGTATATCGTCTGAATAAGCTGGTTGAGGCTGGCAAAGCCGAGAAAGCTGACATTGAGTTACCTGCGGCTGAGGGTAAGAAGGCTAGAGT